CATATCATGTTGGTCATCACCAACACCAAGATATACTGCATGATGTTTAAGTTGAAGAACATGCATAGCACTGAGCCAACTATGGCACTGAGTATGGTGAACTTGATGTTCATTTGGCATAGTCTCCGAACATGACCTTGCGAGCTTCCTCGCCGATCTGAGTGTCAAATATCTCACGCACTCGCTGCATCATGGCGCAGGCCATCATCAGCACTTCTTCGCGATCATCGCACATCATGATCTGCTGATCCACGGGGCGCATCAGCTCTTCCATTCGATCTTGTATGCTCTGCATGTTTGCGTTCCTTTAAGCTGCCTAACCCACGTACATACCACCAGACACTACCATGCTTTCACCAACCATATAGCTGCTGTCATCGCTGGCAAGAAATGCTACACAGCTTGCTATTTCAGATGGCTCTGCTATGCGTCCTGTTGGTATGATACGTGCTAAATTTGACATAGCATCATCCACATCTTGGTCTAGCAGCCTTGACTTGATCAAGCAGCGCATCATGTCTGTGTCTACAGCACCCGGCACCACACAGTTTACTCGTATACCGTGCCTGATCAATTCAAGTGCTGCAGACTGCGTCATGCTGATCACCGCAGCTTTAGAAGCACAGTAGAGGCTCAATCCTGCTTCACCTCGCATGCCTGCCACAGACGAGATGTTTACCATTCGTCCCTTTATGCCAGCAGCAATCATGTGTTTGGCCGCAGCTTGCATGGCGAACAGTGTGCCTCGCACATTAACATCAAACAGATTGTTGTACCCGACGTCATCGATCTCAACCAATGGCGCATAAGTGATGACACCTGCTGCATTAACCAATATGTCAATATGACCCATTTTTTTCACTGCTGCAGCAATCATGCTATCAATCTGCGCCGTGTTGCAGAGGTCCATGTGCAGTTTATCTGCTATTTGCGCATCGTTGCCATCCCAGTGTTTGAATGTTGACACACAGGTCTGGGCGCCTTGTGCCTGCAGCGTTGCCACTATAGCTGCGCCAACCCCGCCCAGGCCGCCAATCACCAGTGCTTTCTTGTCTTTTAATCTCATAGCCGATGTCTCCATGGCACCACCGTAATCGATGGTATGACCAAATTACGGGGTAGGTTTACTATGTAGGTTATTAGGTCTACCACATCATCTGGACGCATCTTGATCCTATCAGTCACAGCAGATACCCTGGGTGTGTCTATCCAGCCAGGTTTGATATTACATACCCTACACGAATTATCCAGATTACTCAACTGGTCAGATGCTTTATCCAATGCAGATTTATTCACTGAGTATGGATGCACACTGGATGCAGTACCATCGCTGCTGATACTGCTGATGTTGATGATTAGCTTGTCGCTGTGTTTCCAGCTGTCATAGAGTTCGTAGAGTAGAGCAACCTGTGCAAATCCAAAATGTGCATTGTTTATGAAGACATCAGAATCTGCGCACAGGTTGATTAAACGTTTACGCGAGTCAGAGTCTCCGATATCAAATCCATTATCGCGAGAAAATCCCACACAATTCGGAGAGAATCTTTGGAAAATGCACTCGCCTAACCCGCTGGTGTGACCAGTCAATGCCATCTTCATCTTAGTGTTCCTAACACCGTATATCCATGCGCGGTTTGGTAGGTATCCAGATGCCTCGCGCTTGTGCATCATAGGCCAGAGGCAGCAGCCAACGCTCGCGCTGCCGCCGCTGGTACATGTGTAATATGTGCACAGTTGGTTTATCTGTCATCTAGAAATCCCCCGGGGCAACTTGGAGAACTCGCACACCCTGTGCTCGGATGGCATCAACCACCTGATTGCGATCGTCAAGCCACAAGTAGGGTTCACCAAAGTGCGCACGGATCACTGCCAACAGTTCAACCTTGACAATGCTGTCCTGCCTGTGGTCTCGAGCAGCTCTCATATATAAAGCAGACCACGCAAATCCATTGGCACGCAACCAACTCTCGGTTACATCACGGTTTTCCTCGCCGCGTCCACTGCAGAAGACGATGGTGTTGCCGGCTGCAGCAAAGGTATCGTATAAGAACTTGATGTCTGCATACACCGTGTCCTGCGCCATGCCAGCATTAAATGCACCCCAGTTCTTGGGTTTTGTGGCCACCCAGTGCCTGCGGTGTGTGATATTTGCCACAGTGCCGTCTATGTCAAACACGATAACCTTGGTCATCATAAATCCTTGTAAAGCTTATCATTCTTGTCAAACCGTATGATCTTCGTAGGAGTTCTTACCCAGACATAGTTCTTAGACTTACGCGATACGTATGCCTTACCGTAGCGAGAACCTCTGTTGCTCAGCCCGTACATAAAATAATTAACAAATTCGCCGATTTCTAACGTACCTGCAATGACTTCCTGCATGTTGTAGCTCCGAGTAAATTGCATATTGATCACACAATAACACAGCTAGATCTGCTGTCAACCATTTATTTTGTTACAATCTTACACATGATTTGTGACAATTTGCGGCGCACAATCTTGCTCTTTTGGTCGTTAACTATTAAATATAGCTAGCCAGTCATGGCAAAATGGTTAACCAGGCCGGTCCGAGGATCCAAAAGGACCCGCTCAAACATGAAGGAAATACTATGAAGATCATCACTACAGCAATGGTTGCCTTGTTGGCAACTGCATCAGTTGCTTTCGCAACCGATCTACCCAAGAAGAAGACTGCTCCTGCTGCTGCCCCTGTGGCTGCTGCTACCGAAGCAGTTGCTGGCAGCTCAGACAGCTTGAAGGTTGAGTACGGCCAGGACCTCGACAACAACTTTGGAGCCAAGGTCGACGACGCCTACACGCTGACCTACAAGCACAACCTCGGTGCTGGTTTCAGCATCGGCGGCAAGGCACAGACAGCACAGGTTCCTAACAGCCAGCTGACACAGATCCTCGAAGCCCAGGCTGGTTACGCTCTGCCAGCAATGTACGGCGTTACCCTCAGCGGTAAGGTTGGTCTCGGTGAGAAGTTCACCACCACCAACTTCCCATACTATGCTGTGTACGGCGCAGCTGACTACAAGGTAAACGACAGCATCACGCTCAACGCAGTGGGCTATCGTTTCCGTTCGGCTATTGACAGCAACACCTATGGTTATCAGAGCCATCAGCTCAGCACCGGTGTCACCTATGACATCAACAAGAGCTACAGCTTGGTTGCCAACGTTGCTCGCAACTATGACACCAGCTGGAACGCAACTGGTGACGCATTCAACGTGGGTGCTATTGTTCGTTTCTGATACTAAAATAGGCTAGGAGAAACCCGGGAGCAATCCCGGGTTTTCTTTTGGCTGGTTAACCCAATGTCAGCTTGAGCTCTATCTGCTGTTCATGTGTGAGATCGGCCCAGAAGGTGGTCACTATCCACCGACCGTCTGCATCCTTGTGACGCACGTTTTCCATGTTGAGAGTGAGCTCTCGGTCATTCAACCACGCTTCCACAGCATATAGATCATAGATCAAGATCCTTAGCTTGCGGTACTCAGCAGTGTTGATATCCTTCCAATTGTCAATGGACAGGTACTTGTCACGATAAAGTATGACCTTCACCAGATCTGCGTCCTAGCAGTGGTTAGCACTCTGGCCAGATCAGGGTTCATCCTGTCTATGGCTTCCGCCCAGCTGATCACAGCCCAGTCATCCATCTCTGGTATCTGCTGTCCATCATGTTCAAATGTGCTTTCACAGAAACAGAACAGCGGATCGGGCATGCTGTGAGTAATCCGCAAGAACAGCGCCAGATCTTTGCCGGGCTTGTAATCCCAGATGCCAATGTAGCGTATGTCGCTGCTGTCAAGCACTAGGCCAGTCTCTTCCTGCAGCTCTCTGACTGCAGCATCACCAATCATCTCCCAGCCGTCTTTCTTGCCCTTGGGTATGTCCCAGTGCTTGCTGTTGGTGGGGTGACAGATCAACAAACTATCTCCGTCTGTGATCAGCACGCCGCAGGTGATGGTGTTCATCTTCTTGTTCACCAGATATTTACGCCCAATTAAGCCAGCACATCATGGCAGCAGCATCGTCTGGCAACAGCACATCCAGCACCACATTGCCATGACCCACCTGCATGGGCTTGACCTTGAACGCACCGCCTTGATATCCAGCAAATCCCACATAGTGCAGGCCTTGCCAATGGTAATGCCCGCCGTGTTGGTCATGCAGCCAGCGCAGCACTTCTGGGATCTTGGCACTGTCCATGGGACCCAATCGCACTGCCTTGCCGCCCTGCCAACTGGCGAAATCAGGCACGCTTGCTGATCCGTCCGATGATGATGAGGTTGATCCATTCCATGGACAGCCATGTGTAAAAGTTCATGGGAATTGCCAGCTGCGGAAACAGCGTGTTTAGGCTCCAGATGGTCATGAACGGTGAGAATACAGCCGCCAATATCAATATCACCGCGACCAATATCACTGTATCTGTGCCAACCTTGCTCTGCGTGCTCATACCCACTCCTCCGCAATACCAACCAATTCGGCAATCAACAGCCCAGCTGCTAACACCGCGATGCTGCTATCACACAAAGCGATAGCGCATGCTGAGATGCGCACAGCACTCTTGATGTAGGATAGACGTGTGTGCCAAGTGCGATACTTGGATTCAAAATCATTGCTGTCGTTCACGGTTGTCTCCATGGCCCAGTATCTCTTCAATGCGAGCTTGTAGTACATTTATAGCTGTGTGCAGATGGCCAGTGTCATGCGTCTGTAGCCTGCTGGTCAATATAGCAATCTCCAGTTCCAGCGCTTTCACATGATCGTGGTCTATCCCAGTGCTCATATGCTAAAGATAGCTGAGCTAAAGCATATGTCAACCAACTCTGCGTATGGCAATGACCTTGCTGGCTGGGAAATAGCTGACCTGTACTCGATTGCTTTGGTTACCACCCAGCACTGTGTAAAACAGCTGGCCGTTCACTCTGGCAGTACCCACCAAGAATCCCACATGTGTGGGGCTGCGACGTCCGCCGTGTAAAACCACGATGTCACCTCTGGCTGGTTCCTTGACCGGTTTACCATAGCGCACAAAGCTGGCACTCTCCAAGCTGCCACTGTAATCATACCCAGCTTTGACCAACACAGCATTGGCAAACGCAGCGCACCACGCAGTCCTGCGGGGATTGATGCTGATGTCAAGCTCTGAGTCAAACAGCTGGGCTAGCTGCTTGCCGTCTTTGTGTTCGTCCAGCCCTTGGTATTGAGCGGCCACATCAAGCACATTGCTCATAGGACCATCTGGTAGATCATCTTCATCCGTGATGACCCAATGGCCGTGATGACCTATGGCATGCTTTACATGCTTAGAGCCTTTACAGGCTTTATGAGCCTTGACATGGCAGGATTTATCGTGGTGGTGATGCAGCTGGGCGTGTGTTCGTGGGTGCTCTGTAGCATGGGCCCCGTGGATGATCGCCGTAGCTGCCCACATCAGCACCGCAAGCGGCACCAAAATAGGCCGAAAAGCCATCTATTCTCCTCAGTGTGGTGCAGGTTCCTGCACGCATGTTTCGAGCACTCCCTTCGAGTGGCTATAGTAATTTATCACTAAAGGCTGGTTTGAGTGTGTTCTAACACCGGCTACCCAATTATAACGCGATGTCCGCGTTTTTGTAGCTTAAAATCGCCGATTCTCATCTCATTTCGGCTGTCACTGTTGGCACTTAACAGTCCTCGAGAAAAATCTTCAATGTGATCAGTGCTGTAGCTGCTAACATTGTTTTGCTCTAACACATGCATCAACAAGTTTTTCAATCTGGTGTGGCTTAATTTACACAGTCTAGGCCAGTCCAAACTGCCATCGGTTTGCGCAACGTTAGCCAAATCAATGCTTGCGATATCCCGCATCAGCTCCAAACTCTCGCTGACTATGCTGGCAGTCTTGCAGATGTTGTCCAGCGCCAGCGGATTCCTGCGCTTGATGTCCGGCATTAGCTCATTGCGGATCCAGTTGCGATCATACTTGTTATCAGTATTGCTGGGATCTTCCACATATGGAATCTCACAGATCTTGGCATAGGTCTCAATCTCACGCTTGCTAAGCTCCAGCATGGGGCGGCACAGCAGCACCTTGGGATCATTCCAGCAGGGACCATATTTCTCCATGCCCTTGAGACCACGCGCACCCGAACCACGGAACAGCTTCATCAGCACGGTTTCAGCTTGATCATCAGCATGGTGTGCCAGCACGATAGCTTCAGGTTCCATGCTGGCAAATGCGCTGTAGCGTGCTTCTCTGGCAGCATTCTCCAGGTTACCGTTGGGATTGACCTTGACAGTGAAGGTGAATCCAGGGATGCCCATCTGCGTGCATTGCTTGCCAGCAAATTCTGCCCAAGCGTCACTGTTAGCGTTTATCTTATGGTTCACAGTTACCACACTGAGATCACAGTGAAATTTATCGAGATTCTGGCTGATAATATACAGCAATACCATGCTGTCTACACCGCCGCTCACACCGATCACGGTCCTGCGTGTGCCCAGTTGTGCTGCTAGCTCATCCACATCAAACATGTGACTACATTAACACAGTGTGTGAAGCTGTCAACCTGCTTTGCGCTGCTGGTCTATGAAAGTCTTGAGACGTTCTGCAGCACGATCATTGCTCATCAGCATGTCCACGCTAAAGGTAACTGGTTCTGGCATCTCGTCCAGAGGTTTCCATTGCCACTCGACATGCTCCCAGTTGAGCATGGGTTCAAACTGTTTGGGCACGCATATCACGTAGTTGCGCATCACAAAGCGAGGTTCTTCTGTGATGTTTTCACTGAGCAACATGCTGGGCTGATCACTGAGATCTGTGCCAAGCTCTTCGATGATCTCGCGATACAGTGCCTGCCTATGGCTCTCACCTGCGTCCACATGCCCGCCAGGTAGGTCCCATTGCAGAGGATGCTTGCTGAGATCGCTGCGCAGTATGAACAAGTAGGTATCGTCCAACCTGCTCCATATCAGTGCCTTGCTGGCACCTTGGCTGAGTTCATCTATCTTCATGCTATAATTTATGCCAGCTGCGGATAGCCAAGATGACGACGCAGTTCCTTATCCTGTGGTTCAAATCTCTCACCAAGGAAGAATATGCGATAGCTCTGTGACCCGTACAGTCCAATTCCATATAACTTGGTAGCATCCACACCGTCCCAGACAAGGAAGTCCTGGCTCATGCGGCGGAAGGTGTTTTCTCTGCGATTGTAGAATCCTAGTGGTCGTATCACTGCCTTGACCTCATCTGGGTCGCTGTTAAGATATGCCTCGGGTGTGGGCCAGCGAGCTAGGAACTCTGGCAGCACGGTCTTCACAGGCTTGCGGCCCGTTTGGTTCAGCATTATACAACCAACAAACATCTGCCAAGGTCCTGATATTTGTTCCTGAACCATTAGATCGTCACGGAGAGGTTGTGCCATCATCACTCCTATCATCTGTATCGCGCCAAGATCGTATCGGTTTCGGAAGATTCTTCCCAGGACGCCTGCGATGCTTCTGCAGTTGAGCGCAGTCTACCACATCGGTGGTTCCGTCCTCGTATCTTACAGTGACCTTGTCAAATACTCTATTTCCGTCTTCGGCAATATGATGATCTCGCCATACTGTTCCAAATTTCTTATGTATCTTGTCATAGATTTGAGTATTTTGTCCAAACTTTGGTTTCTTGATCCGGATCAACGGCTTTGGATTGGATACATTGGTTAGCAATGGCTCTGTGCGTTGCCTTATGGTCTTATTGCAAGCGACATCTAATTTTGCGTCACGTTGCTGTAACCCATCAGCAGTTAACTTATGTAACGGTCTATGGTCTTTTAGATGAGCATTGATCTTGCCCTCGATGACCATGGGTTTCTTTATGATGGCGTCGTAGATACCCAGCTGTTTGTCCTTTTTCCTGCCAGGACCTTTGTAGAACTTAGGCTCACCGCTCTTGGGATCAATCAGCTTGGGCATTAATCTTGCTCCCGTCTATACCCAAGAGATAGAATTGCTTGCGGTCTGGTGTGACGAACACATAGGTGTTGGGATCAGTGACTTTCTCATCATTGATGCGTATGCCACCCTGGGTGATCAGCCTGCGGCCTTCGCCCTTGCTCTTGGTCCAACCCATCTGTACCATGAGGTCAACCAACTCGTGCGCCGTGCACCATTCAATGACTTCTTCAACGGTCATCGCATGTTCTCCAGCATTTCTTTCATCTTGGCGAGGTTCCGGTCTACCTCTTTAAGGTCATCCAAATAGGGCAACAGCGGCGATTCTGGCATGTATGGTTCAAAGCTGCTCTGCGTGCCGTCAAACCATCGCATGCGATAGAGTGTGCCCGCTACCTCTGTCTTGAGCACGCACATGCGCGGATCGTTACACACGCCCCAATCTGTACCAGCCACCAGATTCTCTCGCAACCATTCCACTCGCTCCATGGCTTCCCAATCATCAAGATGTTGCCAGTCTAGCACCCAGATCTGCTCAGGTTCAGGCATGTTGTCTCCTCAGCAGTTCCCTGCGCCAGTCTACCGCCGCTTCATAGGCCTGGGTCTGTATGTGATTGAACTGATCGGAGGTTGGTTCCCAGATCTTTGTGATAGGGTCAAGCAAACCGGGCTGCAGCGTGTCTGGGTCAAGGCAGAGATGCAGCTGGCCCTCGCACACCAACCTATGTTGCTCAACAGCATCCATCATAGCAATCCGCTCAGTTCACGCATCCTACGAGTGCGGAAGAAGCTCAGCGTCTCACCGAACTTTGCACTCTCGCTTAACACAAACTGATATCTCTTATAAGCATCGTCATGGTGCTTGAAGAACTGATCCATCTCTGCCGCATCTGTAAACGTGGTATAGCTGGTGCCAGGTTCCTTGCGATCGTACACAGATATATTGTGTCCCAGCGCGAACAGCCTCTTCCAAATAGCATAACCATCGTCGCTCAGCTGCCTGTCGCTCATCAATCTGATGCTCACATCGCTGTCCTTGAGTATGGCATCGTAGAGATCAGCAGCAAATGGTGCCCGTCCTTTGTAATTGGCATTCTTACCCACAACATTGACCACCAATGCCTGCCGTTGAACCGAAAGTTCTGCAGCCAGCACGATATCTATGCCATCTTGGTACCAATAGAACTTGGTTTGGCTACCATCGATCTTCTTGAGACCGTTTGGCAAATCAATCACAGTGGCACCGTGTGCAATGCGCTCCTTTATGGTCTTTGCTATGAAATCATAGGTATCTATCTGACCAATACCCGTTGGCATCTCGCTTAACCATGATTCATTGAAATCTGTTCTGCTGTCGCCGATTGGTTCTATCTGATCAGTCATCGTTTAACCTTCTTGGCACGGTCGTACCAGTGCTTGCTGGCTGTGCGCAGAGCTTGGTTGCTGTCACGCACATGCTCTAGCAGAGCCTTGGCCAAAGCAGCTTGGTTCACTCTCCACTGCAGGTCATCTTGGTTGGCAATCTTGTCCAACAGTTCAATGGTCATGTCAATGTATGGACAGGTGTCCTCGGGAAAAACCAGTTTGCGTTCTGCGCTCATGCTGCTAGTCTCTCTTTTATAGCATTCAGCATAGCACAGGCTAGAGCATTGTCAACCAAACAGCGGTGGTCCATCAGTGATCCCTGTGTTTGGTGTACTCTTCCAACCAAACTATGTCCAGAATCACGGGTTCATTGATCCAACGCACACCTTCCGTGTGATCATGTATGTCATCACCAGTGTCCTCATGCAGCAAGATGCTGATACCATGCGATTGGTTTGTCAGCATGCGCTCAACTGGTTCCTTGATGCTGTCGTCATACATGGCTTGGTACATGGCCAAGGGATGGGGTCCAATTGGCACGTCATGGATGCGTCCAAGATCACAGCCCAGCATCTCCAACCCTATGCGCATGGCCACAGCATGTGCACGCTGCTCAGCATCATTCCAATATACGTGTGCGTGATATTTCATTTTGTTTGCTCTGGATACAGCGATTGACGCGCCAGCTTGATGAAGTAATCGCGCTGGTTCACGATCTTCTCCCAGCTGAGCTCATATCCATCGTGCGCTATGATGCCGAGATTGTAGCGGTGCCGTGCCAGTTCGGCCTCAGCAGCTGCCAATTTGGTCAGAGCATCTTCCAGCTTGGCTTGTGTTTCTGTGGCTGTTACTAACCAATCGTTCATGGCTTGATCTCACCTTTGCGTCTAAGCATATATTCTTTCACAGTGTTCAATATCCTCAGCTGATCACACTGTTCTTCATTGAGCTCGTCAATGTCCTGCAGTGTAGCTATATCTATGTCCAATCTGTTGCGTATCTCGTAGTCGAATGCTGTGGTGAGGTAGAAGCCTATGCTGGGATTGGGAACCCTGTCTTCCATGTGATTGCCCCGCTGATCATCGATCCACTTTTGGCAGCTTCTTTAGTGCCTGGACCTCACGCTTATATATTTCTCGTTGCTTCACAGGGTCAGCCAAAGTTGCCGTATGATCTGCGATAGTTGTGGATAGATCAGCTATCTTTGCTACCACATCAGCATAGGTATCCTTGGCCCAACGATAGCTGGGCAAGCTGGCAATGCGATCGATCTGATCATCATCAAGATCAATAGCCACACACAGCGTCTTGACCTTGGCCACGATGGCAGCTTTGTCATCTGCAGCGGGGAGGAACTGCGGCAGCTGGCCATCGATACAAGCCTTGATAGCCAAATTCCAGTTCAGCTGATAGGTGAGATCAGCTATCATCTTGGCATAGCGAGTCTTGTACCAACCCAAGCGCCATTCCACATATTCAGTGACTACCTGTTCAGCAGATTCAAACTGGCGCACGCTATTGCCAGTCCAGTCCAAGACCACGATGCGTTCTGTGGCCTTGCTGCGCAGCTTGAAATAGTCGATGGCAGTGTCCTCGGTCCAGTCCTTGATAGCACCGCGCTTGAAACGTATTTCAATGCGGATCTCCTTGGTGCTGCGATCGATGTAGGTCTGGATCTTGTCTTCTTCTTCCATGGTGTTCAAGCGTGCTTTGAACTTTTCGAGGCTGAGATCAGGTGGCAGTTCTTCTATCCATACCGTGCTGCCATCTATGCGACAGCGTCCAGTGAATTCCCAGCTGTTGCCAGCTATGTTGCGCACACCACAGTTGAGATAGTCATAGCGCGGTACCAGTGTCTTGATCTTCTTGCCATCCAAGGCAGCAATGGTAGCGTCTATGATGTCATCCAGCGTGCGAGGTAAGATGTCTGTGCTCCAACCCACTGCGATACCACTGATGCCGTTTAGCAGCACCATGGGAACCAGCGGCAAATAGTTCTTGGGTTCCAGCACGCTGCCGTCGTAGTTTTCTTTCAGTGGCACGATGTCATAGTCTGTGAACACCAGCGCATCTGTGTGAGCATTTCGCTTGAGATAGGTATAGCGTGCTGCACCCCAGTCAGTGGGTCCAACCTTGGTGCCAAACGCACCGATGCCATGCAGCAGAGGCACATTGTTACAGTAGGGAGCAGCCATGAGGCTCAGCGTTTCAGCAGCAGATGCGTCACCGTGCAGATATCTATTAGAACTAATCATGAGCCCTGCCAAAGATATGGTCTTGATCTTGTCTCCCAGCGGTTTGATTACATCCAATCCTTTGCGCTGTGCGTCCTTGAGACCGTCACACACACTTGGTATTCCACGAGTCTGGCACACATAAATGGAGTAATCTCTGCTGATAGTCTTGATGTAATCAGTGGTGCTTTGCAAGGTCATGCGGTCACTTTTCCCCTATTTTTCATTTACTGTAACGCATTTATTGGTTATTGTAAATAGCTTGTACAAACAGGAGATCATGCAATGGCCACTTACCGCCTGCCCACAGAAGAGCAGATACAAGCCAAATTTGCAACATTGGGCATCACAGCTGCCACCAAACCGGCTCCAACCGTGACCGCAGTGACGCCCAGCAGCGGTAACATCGCGGGCGGTGCCAGCGTGGTGATTGCAGGTAATTATTTTGCAGGTGCAACCAGCGTGAAATTTGGTACCACACCAGCCACCAATCTTGTGGTTAACAGCAACACGCAAATACATGTGACTGCTCCTGCGCACGCTGCTGGCTCAGTCAGCGTGACAGTGACCACCAGCAGCGGTACCAATACTGCCAACAGCCTGTTTACCTATACCTCACCGCCTGCACCTCCTGTGCCAACTCCCCCACCTGGTAGTGGCAACGCTGTGGTGCGCATGGGTCCAACCATAGCCATACAGAATTCCAGCACGGTGCTTACTGATGCACAAGTCCAAGCTGCCGTGGCAGCACTGCAGATACAGCTGGACAGAGATTGGCAGGCAGCTTGGGGCACCACTGCCACACTGGTATTTGTCAGCAGGACTCAGGGCATACCCACAGGGGCATGGCCCATCTACATACTGGACACCAGCGATGTCAGTGGGGCATTGGGTTATCACGATGAGACTGCTGCAGGTTTGCCATACAGTAGAATATTTGCCAAGGACGACATCACCTATGGCTACAACTGGACAGTCACTCTCAGCCACGAGCTGTTGGAGATGATGCTGGATCCCTACGTGAATCTCACAGTGTTCAGGCAGACCACCAACACCGCAGGTTTGATCTATGCTTATGAAGCGTGCGATGCCGTAGAAGCCGACAATCTAGGCTATCAGATCAACGGCATACAGGTCAGCGACTTCGTGTGGCCCTCATGGTTCGATACCACCATAACCAATTATGCAGGTCATCGCTATGATCAGATGAACCATCTGTCACAGCCATTCCAGCTGTACAGCGGAGGCTACATAGGTGTGTTCCAGGTCACCAATGGCAGTGGATGGAGCAGCATCAATGCAGAGCATGTGATTGGACCTGCCGATGCAGATGATGATCATGGTTCAGCTTGCTGCACCAGTTGCATCCGCGATCGTAGAAATCGCTAGAGCTAACAGCACTCGTTCAGATTCGGTCAGAGGCTGGAACGTGAATTCCGCAGTGAACCACGTGCGTCCCCATTCGATGTGCTGTATCCTGATGCGTTCGGCATAATGTTGACCAAAGTTTTCAAACAACCAGTCGCGAAGCTGCACATTATTCCTCATGAACATGGCTTTCAGCACGGTCTCTGATTGGTGCTCATAGTCATGATTGAAGGCCATGTTGCCGATAGGGATCGGATCAAGCATCTAACGCTATCCAATCCTTGCGAGCATCTGCGCCCTTGGGATCGAATATCAACTGTAGCGCATCGCTGAGACCGCCATCATCAGTGATCGGTATCAGCTTGGGCTTGACCAGGCTGTAACGCCAGTCTGCTTCCTCCAAAGAACCCAGACCCTTGGCGCGTGTGGGTTTTGGAGCACCTTTCCAGTCCTTGGCATCATAGGTGTGATAGTCATCAGCATACCAGTAGTGGCGATTCTTGCCCTTCTCTTGGATGATGAACGGTGTCTGCAGCGCATAGAAGAACGTGGGTAGCTTGGGGTCAAACAGCTCTGGCCAGTGCAGATAGAAGAAGTTGACCAGCAGTGCAGTGATGTTGGCACCATCTGGATCTTGGTCAGCTGCCAGCCATACCTGTCCATAGCGCAAGTCGCCGCGATCAGCACGCTGTCCCAGCGCACAACCAATGCTGGTCATGAGATCCATGAGGATCTGGTTGTCCAACAGTGCTTTGGGCGCTTCGCCTCTGACGTTTAGGATCTTGCCTCGCAGTGGCAGTGCACCGTGTATCTCTGGATCTCTCACAGCCGATACCATGGTCTTGGCACTGTCACCTTCTGTGATCAGCAGCACGCACCTGGTGCGATCCTTGCCGTTGGCATCCAACAGCTTGGGCACCTTGGTGCGCATCATCTTGCGTGCCTGCTTGGCTAGCTCAGCATCGTCTTTCTTCTGCGTTCTAGCAGCGCAACGGGCATAGATCTCGTCTATCCAAGCCTTGTTAGTCTTGATGATGTTCTTGAGCGTGTTCTCATCTTCCAACACAGCCTTGATGTAACCGTCAACATCGTCGTTGATCAGCCGCGTCTTGCTCTGGCTGTCAAAGTTTGGTGCATGCATCACAGTGACGTTGTAGATCAGCAATCCGTCAGCAATGTCTGAACGATTGGGTGTCAAGCCTCGACGCTTGCTCTCACGTTCCAGCGCACGTATCAATCCGCCGTAGAACAGTCGCTTGAAGGTGTCAATGTGCTGGCCGCCGTTGAAAGCAGGAATGTCGTTGACCGTGGTGTGTAGGTATTCGCCATCTTCAGCAAAGTTAGGTACCAGGTAGAAGCTGCTCTTGAAATTCTTGTCCTTGACATCGATGGTGATCACGGTCTTGCCGTCAAAGAAGGTGCGAGCTACTGTTGGCTTGACCACCACGCGCGAGCCATTGAAACTAAAGCGAATCTTTGGATGATTTGCCGCAATTTCCATCATGCGTGCTCGGACGAAGGCCAGGGGCAAGTTAGCCTTCTTGAACACGTCCTTGCTGAGCTTGAACTCAATGGTGGTGCCAGTCTTGCTTGAATTCTTGGTTATCTTGGGTTCTCTGATGTCCAGCTCGTCAAACGCAGCATTGCCCTCACGGAAGGTCTGTTGGAAGCGCTGCCCGTCCCTGATGATGTCTATGCTGAAATGTTCACTGCAGCTGACCACTGTGCTGGCACCAATGCCGTTGGTACCACGCACTTCCTCACGAGCACCAAAGTTGCGTCCTGCGCGTGCCTGTGTGAGTGCCAGCGTGGCCTTGTGCATGTTCTCATTGGCATCCCAGTCAATGGGAATGCCGCGGCCATCGTCGCTGACAGTGAACAGCATCTCTTTCTGATCAAAGGTGACTTCTACGCTGCTGCCGTGACCATGACCCACCACCTCGTCCAGAGCATTATCCAATATCTCACGGAATGCGCAGTAGACCGCAGGAGTCCAAGTCATCTCCACAGGTTTCAGAGCTTTGCCATCCCAGTTTACGATGGTCTGGCTGTGAGGACTGCGGCTGCCCAGATACATCTCTGTGCGTAGCCTGTGATGAGCGTAATCACTGAGTTTTACAATCTCTTCCTTTTTTACCACGTATACATCTTCCTTGCTAAATACATTTACCTTAGGATTATATTTAATGAGTAAACCTTCAATAACCACGTCAGAGTTCATCAAACTAGCAGCCGACAAACACGATAGCAAGTATGTATACACGATTGATACCAAATCTGTCAAGGCACATCAAAAAATCACGATCGATTGTCCAGTTCACGGGTCGTTTGAGCAAAAATCGTTCCACCATTTGAGCGGCGCTGGGTGTAAAGATTGCGGTATAGCTGCTCGATCTGGATTTAAAAGTAAAGAGTGGCTTGATAAATCACAAAAAGTATCATCATTTTTAAAAATACCATTTAGGTGGATAGATTGTAATAATATAGAACTCAACTGTGAGGTACACTGCACACGCATCTATTCATATTACAGGACACTTAAAGCCAAAGGCTGTCCAAGTTGCTATAGAGAAACAAAGATTAATCACAAGAAGAAGAACTTAGATGATTATTCCTGTAAATTAGAAGCACTATATTCAGGAAAATATCGCTATTCTGAAAAATCATTTGGTGGTTTACATAAGCCAATTGAAATAATTTGTGAGGAACACGGTTTATATAAAATTCCAACGCTATTATCACACTTACGAGGTTCAGAATGTCCACGGTGTACTCCTAGATCAAAGGTTGAATCAGCATGGTTGGATGAACAGCACATTTACTCTAGTCAAAGAAATATTCTCCTCGTAATTGATCAAAAGAAATATTATGTGGATGGGTATGATCCGATTACCAACACGGTATATGAATTTTGGGGTGATTATTATCACGGAAATCCTAATAAATTTCCTCCTGATTCCATGAACCCAACATGTCAGAAAACCTTTGGAGAACTGTATCAAAAAACATTAGATAAAATTGATGCTATCAAATCAGCTGGATATAATTTGATAGATGTTTGGGAATCTGATTATCGTAATACCGCTACCTTGATATCAGATCGCAGATAATTTTGCCAATGATCTGTGGGCGGTGTGATGCCCACTCGCTGGCACAGATGCTGGTTATCCACTATATCAAAGTCTGCATCAGCAGCAGCAGCAGCGTTTAAGATGGCATTGTTTTGGTAATCAATATGCCACGCCATCTGCTTGAGATCTTGGTAATAGGCGTACTTTGGATAGCTGATGTTGAAATGTCCACAGCGCACCCACCAACCAAGGCAAGCATCATTGTTTCTATGCACCAATATCACAGGACACTCTGGCCATGTCTCTCTGAGAAAGTCTATCTGTGCTGAGAACACATGGCTCTTGATTATCTTGATGCCGCCCTGTGCTTGTCCTGCCCAGGGACGATCAAACTCTGCTTCGCACATGCCCTTGCTGTGCTGGTCCAGCTGATCAAACCATGCTCCAAACTCCATGCCAGGATCAAAGTAAGCACCCAGATGCATGAGATCCATCTTGCCGCCGGCATCATGATAGTAGGTGCGATCATCGCTGTAATCGCCACGATCTACATCTGGACTATAATAGATGTTCTTGACCACGCTGCTCCATTTGCTGCCCGGAGCACCTGCTACGAATAGGTATTTCATTGATGGCTCACGCTCTGCTGTTTAACCAAGGCGGTGTTATGAACCCCTTGACTGTTTGATCCAGCTCAGTAGCGTCACAGGGTTGTATATACTTTTGGTTAGCATCTTTTGCTAATATATCTTCTAATCGAATATCGTCCCAGGCTATTGGGAAATCTAACCATTTGGACAGGCTGCGCAGATAATTCTGCCTATATAGATACAGTAACTCTTGGCTAACGAAAAACGGCGGAATTTCTAATCTATTCAGCATTATCTGCATCATACCCCAAGTTGGACCGCCACGCACTCTACGTTGCTGCAAGTCCAATATATTGCGATCTCTGCCTATTATCACTATTTGGCTGTCTATCTTAGCCTCGGATAAAGCGGCCACGAAATCTACTAAGTTTGGAATCTTAGGAGCAAACTTTTCCATGTATGGGTTACTTACACTGGTTACAGCATACTGCTTGCCACCCATTATTGATTTATCTATCGATTTGGTATCGTTCCAATGGGAATTGAATGGCTCAAACCAATGAGGTATGAAGTAACCATCTGGTTCCAATGCAGCTTTCCATCCGTTTACCTGGTCATGCAAGCTGAATATCTTGGCAAACAGATGATTACCAGATCCCTGCGGACCTATGAGGATTATCATTTTCATGCTGTAAGCTTGCTCACTATCCAAGTTACTGCAGCTGATCCAAACACTTGGATCACTACACCTAATGCTATTATCTGGCTACCACCTCCCCAAAACTGACCATATGTAAAAACTGGCAATCCCACGAACATGCCTACGATGCTACCTGCTATGAATCCTTGTTTGGTTAGATGATTTCCTGCCACGATAGCCATTGCTATCGGAGCAAAGAAAACCAAGGTAAGACTCTTGCTGAAAACAAATATGGTATTGATGTCCAGGCCCGGTATGTTTGCTAAAGCAACACCAAACACGGCCAAAACCACCATAGCCCAACGTCCCCATTGGATAGCATTGCTGCCGTTAGCGCTGTCATGCACGTCGTTACCACCAATGTTGCCAGCACTGAGCATCTGTGTATCAATGATGCTCACCAATCCAGCAAATACCACTGCCATGTACACAAAAGGCAGCCATGAACCAACTTCTTTAGCCATAACCACGATGTTAATGAAACCAGTATCGGGACCCTTGACATCGTAGTTGAGTCCAGCTGCCAGCATCCCTATCATGCCGCCCAGTGTCGGCAGTATCAACCAATACAACGGGGCGGTTATGAACGCTTTACGAACAACATCTGGGGTCATGCTAAAGGCATTTTGATAATTGCTGTTGTCGCTCCAGCTCATTGCCAAATGCCCCACCACTGTTGGCACCCCAAACCCAAAAAACAACCCCAGCGCTAGAGGTGAACTAAACAGCGTTGTACCTGCTCCGCTTTTGCCTGCAGCACCTGCTATGACAGGATCAAAACCAGTATGGCCAAAAACACATACACCAACTATGATCATGCCAATCCAAATAGCAACTATCTTGGCAATATCAGTGGCTATACTAGCCTTGAGTCCGCCGCGCCAGCTGTAAGTCAAAGCTATGGCTACTAACAGAACGCTGACCAATAGCTGCGGTAACCCACTGAGCAGTGTCACACTCTTGCTTCCAGCAAATAAATTGATGGTGATGCCTTGCAGTGCGTACAACGCGGTGTTAATCAAGACCAAGAACTGTATGAATTTACCATATTTGCCTCGGAACCATTGGCTAAGAGTGAAACCTTCGCTGTATTGGTCTCTGATCTTTTTGGCAGCATAACTGAAAATGATTAAGCTGAAAAAGTTACCAAGGCTGAACCAAAACACACCGGCTAGTCCGTTGTTGAATCCCTGCTGTGCTGCAACAAATAGACCCGGTGCCCAGATCCAGCTAGCACCTACTGCCATGCTGCCCTGCCAATATGGTACCGTTCTATCTGCTACCAAGAAACTTTCTTTGGTGCGATCATAGTTTTTGGCAAACCACGACGTTAGTCCAAATGCAAATATTGCGTAGACTGCAATCATTAACAGTCCTACGGATTGATCAAATAATGGAAACATCAGTTCCTCCTCACAAGTTAAATTCTATAGGCTTCTTTGTGTCTAAGAGCCACTGTGTCTTGTCAGTCACATATCCTGTTATCTGCAGCATGGGGCGATCCCACCATCCCATGTTGGCCGTGCTATGCGGCATGTCCTGCCATTCCCAGGTTATGCAGTCACCTGCTCGCCATCCTGTGAAATTGGCATTGCCCAGTTGGAATATCTGTCCCAGCTGCCAGTCTGCAAGCATTATCGCAAACCGTCGCATGATCTGTGGATTCTCATCCATCTCAGTTACCTTGAAGCTGTTCTCACGCTCTGGACGTGCTGCGAAATTGTCTATGTGAGTGTGCAGCATCTGCCCTGTGGTCTGGTTATGGAACTTGATCATGCTGTCATCCATGCCCAAACAGTCGCTGATCTTACCAAACAACTCAATGTCTTCAGCAGCAGTTCGATTAAACACAGCAGCACTGGGATCTGCACCCGCCTTGATCAAATCCTGCTCCTCGGCACTGGCACTGTACAGTCCTTGGTCGGCGATATCTTTGTTGAAGTTATTGCGTGTGCCCCAGCTGCTGACCTTGGCACGAGGCATGCATTCTGCGATAGCTGTGCTGAAATCTGCATTGAATCTACACACATGCGTGTAGCTGTCCATGCCCGGCTTAGGCGCTCGTGTGGTATCAAAATGCCAACGGCTACGGTTCTTGGTAAATTCCCATCTGCTACCTTGCCAATCTTCTGTTTTTGTGTCTGTCATGTTTTTTTCGCTATATGCTGATATTTATATTATATATTATACAAATCAAATACCAGCGCGGAAAAATTACATGAACACCAAAATTTTCAATCATCTTGTCGAAAAATTACACGAATCCTTTAATTTACCCAGATGGGATGATATCCGTGCTGGCATAGCAGCTGACTCTGTTATTTTGGACCTACCGTGGACACCCAAGCGTTTAGCAAAGTTCAAAGACGACCTTGCCAATCTGTTTGATGTTGAGATTGATCTATCAGGTTCTGTAACTAACCTAACTGCTGACATTGACGACAAGTATGCCGCAAGATTCTGGGGCGGCGGCGTTTGGCAACCTCGCACAGATGTTTATCAATACACGGGTTGGAACATAGTCGATGAGATCAACAAGCGCGATCCCAAGGCTGTGCTGGATGTGGGCTGTGGCTATAACCAATTCAAGCCGAGGATCAAGAACTTGGTTGGAATTGATAAGTTCAACAACAGCGCAGATTACATGGTGGACATACTAGAATACAATGTTGAACCCGAGAGCTATGATGCTGTAATAGTGTTTGGTAGCATCAATTTTGGAGATTATGATGATGTTTCTGCTAGGTTCAGCAAGGTGTTTGAACTGACCGCACCCGGCGGCAAGATATACGTTCGTGCCAATCCTGGACAATCACACAAGAATGGACCATGGATTGAAATATTTCCTTGGGATTTTGAAGCTGCACATCGCATTGCTAAAGAGAATGCCGTAACACTGGTTACCTTCAAGAAAGACAATGGCGACAGGCTTTACTTTGAATATGAAAAATGAGTGGGCCCGTTCTGTTTCTAGGTGGAACCCATACCCAATGAGGTTACGCCGCTAGGCGAGTCTCAAATGCAACGTTGTTATCGTTTGCAGTTAGAAAATTGGACAATCCGGTTACCCGGAGGCGTGCCTAACCTACTGACTCCTGCTACCCTTTACACGTCTGTCGAATCCTATTTCGCCCCCAGCAAAGATACACATGGTTTTATTCAGCGAGCGGGTATATCAACCATGCCCCCTTGCTAGGCATTTGCGCTGTGTATCTATGGTGGAGGCGCCGGGTACCGCCCCCGGGTCCAGTCCGCTTATTATGATGCTATCAACATCAGCAGTTCTATTTAAGCATCAATCCTTGTATAGTCAACCTTAGACCACTCAAAACTACACTTAACGTCACAAAATCCTAGATTGCGCTCTGCATTGTGATACAGAGGTGCCCAGTACGCCCACCTATCATTACCGCCTTGAAACTGATGCAATATAGCCTCAGTGGGCTTTCCGCAATGGCTGCAAGGTTGTCCCTGTGCCCATTGTATAGTCTTGTTTGGTTCTGGATTGGACGGATATCTCAAAGCTTGAGGCCACTGTTCCCGCTAGTTATTGCCAAACCTGTGGTCTGGCTGAGATAGCTCTTTTTTACGCCTTCTTCAGTTGGTGCGATGAACATGACATTGTGCATGCCAACCTTGATCTTGGCATCAACGTTCACCGTGAGCACGAAACCAGGCAGCAGCTGCATGCCCATCCTACCGCTCTGAGGGTCCATGCTAAGCTGAACACTAAGTGGTTTGCTCATTGTGATGCTAGCATCATCTGCTGCAACTATCTTGGTTATTATCTCTTCACCGCTGACCATCTTTACTGTGCAGATGTCATCAACCTTCCATGATTTTTCAATCAACATACCTATTACTCCTGTTTGTAATAGTGTAACCGCGATTGAATCAAGTCACAAGATCAGCGAGTAGGAACCTTGTATCCGCGCGGCAATGACTGGATTATTGGTTTATCAAAGTCGGCGGGCACATCCCAGGCCCTGCCAACGAACGCTATCCATCTGCTGCTGCCAGCTTGGAACGTGCACTGGGTCATGTTGTGGCTCTGGTTGCCTCCAGCGCCCTGATATACCTGTTGTTTCAAATCCACGCCTCTGATGAAGGTCACGTGGTGGTTCCCTCTGTCATCCAAATGCACTATCAGATCATTCCTGCGCCAAGTGCTGGGATCATTGATAGGCAAAGCTGTGGCACCACATTTAGCTACCCATGAAGTTCTATAGCTGTCTGCAGAAAAAGTGACCAATGCCTTGGCACCGGCACCCTTGAGCAACCAACCCGCAAAGGCAGCACACCACGGAGTGCTGTCTCCTGGACCAAGCCGCTGAGCTGCTGCTACCCCACCGTTTTGTGCGTAGCAACCTAGGATGTTTTGATTGTTTCCGTTAGCCTTCCATGCGCCACCTGCTGCTTCCTGCAGGCATTGATTGAGCAGATTCTCAACCCTGCCAAACACGCTGTCTCCACTGGCCACTGGTACCCCGGCCGCTGCATCTGGATTACCGCCAAGATCGTTGGGATCGCTGGTATTCGGACCAGGTGGGTTGCCCTGGTCCATCTTGGTCACACCAATGCTACCACCTGCCACGTTATCAATTTCAGTAGGATCAGCCTGCGATCCCGCTGAACTGGATTTATAATTGTTGATCTGCTCTTGACTGGGAGCATAGTTCTGCAAAGGTGGAGGTGGCGGTATGGCAAGCGAGCTTAACACACTGTTGCCTAACTGTGGGGCATTCCACAGTGCTACTTGCTGATAGTTAACAAACACTGTGGGACTGCTGTAGACATCTACTACACCAGGATCTGTGAGATCAAGTGCTTGTGGTACAGGAGCTGTGATGTATGGCATCAGATCATCCCAGATGTTTCACGAGGTCATCGTGTCCGCCTATGTGTTGACCATCTAACCATATCTGAGGTACTGTCTTGGCAGCAGGAGCTATCTCCAGCAGCGCATCGCGTGTGGTCCACTCTTGATTCTCAGTCAGGGTTCTACCATCCTTGCCGTTGACAGCTATGATCTTTTCTTCATATGATATGCCGTTTTTGTCAAACAATGCCTTGGCTCTGGTGCAGTATGGGCAGTTGTCTTTGGTGTAAATGATAGCATGCATTGGTAAATCCTTCAGGGTATTTATTGGTGCGTAACATGGCACAATGAGCCATCAGCATTGGTATGTATCCACACTGTACCATAGGGTATGGGCCAACCTGCATACTCATAATGCCAAGCCCAGCGCGTGACATATACCACTGTGGGGTCGTCGCTGCGTACTATGCACATACCAGTATCTATCACTGCCTTGGCAAAGTATCGGTCGCTCCACAGGCGTTGCCCTGGTTCAACTATCCAACCAGTCATGGCTGATAATGCTTTGCGCGTGAGGAACCAGCTGTTGGTATCAACCATGTTCTCGCCGTTGCTTTCCACGCGATCAACATACATCTCACGATCGTCTTGGCTGTGTATCACGCGAGTGGCTATCACACCATCAGCGCCGCTTTCACGCAGTATGTTGACCATGAGCTCCACATGATTGGGTTTGAGATAGCAATCAGCATCAATGAATCCCACCGCATCGTAGCCTTGGCTAAATGCGCTCAGTGCTGCCAAGGCTCGCGGTGTTGCGCCGGCATCTGCATGAGCTTGGGGTAGCTTGTAGTGATCCACATCTAACTTGTCTACCATGGGATGAGGATTACCATCGCTGACCATCATGTGGCGAACGTTTGAATAGGTCTGAGCTAGCACGCTATCGTGGCACCTGCGCAGTATCGCAGCATCCTCAGTGTGATAGGGTGTGACAATCGCCACTCGCATCAGAGGCTGAAACCTTTGAAGCTGTCAGAGCCCACGTCCTGTTTGGTACCGCCGCTCACATAGCTGCTGATCTGCGTTTCTTGTGGGGCGACCTGCACCTCGCCGCCGGCGATCCACTTCTGTGTCCATGGCAAGGGATTTGAACCGCCCTTGTACTTGCTGGGCAATCCCACAGCAGTCATGCGTTTGTTGGCGATCCATTCAACGTATTCAGACAACAACTGATTGTTAAGTCCGATCATGCTGCCATCCTTGAACAGATATTCAGCCCAGGCTTTCTCTTGGTCAACTGCATCTTCAAACATCTTGACAGCTTTGGCTTGACATTCAACTTCTATCTTGGCGTAGTCTGGGTCGTCTTGTGGTAATATCTTTAGCAGCGTCTGCGTGCTGGCCAAGTGAAGATTCTCGTCACGTGCGATGAACTTGATGATCTTGGCATTGCCTTCCATCTTTTTGACTTCAGCAAATGCCCAGCTGCAGGCAAAGCTCACATAGAAGCGCACGCCTTCTAGAATGTTCACGCTCATCATGCACAACCAGATCAGCTGCTTGTGGCGATAGGCATCATATCCAGGTCGAGGACCAGGCTGAGCCAGCAGGTTGTTCATGGCAATCAGCTCGTCGTAGTACTTGCTGATGTCACCTGCGCAGTCCACGATCTCAGCAATGTCCATGAGCTCATCAAAGATCTTGCTGGGATTGCTGTAGACATTGCGGATGATGTGAGTGTAGCTGCGGCTGTGGATGGTCTCACTGAACGTCCAAGTGGTGATCCAGTTTTCTAGCTCAGGTAAGCTGCAGATCGGACCAAATGCCACGCTGGGTGCGCGACCTTGCACGCTGTCCAGCAGTATCTGCCGCTTGAGATTGCTTGTGAATATATGCTGTTCGTGCGCAGTGAGGTCCCTGAAGTCTTTGGCATCCTTGAAGATATCAACTTCAGTGGGTAACCAGAAAAAACCAAGCTGTCGCTCTGTGAGCTTGTCCAACGTCTTGTACTTCATGGTATCATAGCGCTGTATGCTCACTCCACCGTTGGGATCAAGGAACGCTAGGCTCTTGGTATGGTCCGATCGGTTAGCGACGTCAAAAACGCTCATGATTGTTTCCTCATCTGTATGTGTTGATTATAGAGCAGGCTGGCTAGATTGCCAACCTAGTTAGATGGTGCAGCTCTCGCAGTCAGCTTCGTCGATTGGTGGTAAAGCAACCACATCCTCTGAGATCAGCTTGGTCACATTGAGCTCTCCCTGACCATCGTAGGTCTGGAAATAATAAAGCTGCTTGCCACCATACTTGTAAAACATCAACAAGTGGCCCAGCATCTCGCTAAGTGGGATCTTATCATCTTGATAATGCTGAGGATTGTAAGACGTATTCACCGATATGCCTTGGTCAATGTACTTCTGTAGCACTGCGCATATCTTGAGATAACCTTCTGGGCTCTTCTGATCCCAGAGCAGCTCGTACTTGTTCTTGAGTCTACGGAACTCTGGAACAACCTGCTTGAGCACACCGTGCTTGCTCTGCTTCACGCTGATCAAGCTGCGAGGTGGTTCGATACCGTTGGTGGCATTGGCAATCTGGGCAGAGGTGTTATGGCTAACACATCCATTAGATAACCGGTATGTTTCGTTTGATGTGCTGACGTCCCAGGTATGCTCAATTCCAACTGCTCGTGTAATTCTTTTAATCTTCATTGTACAATTCCTTTTCGGTTATCTCACATTTGCCTTGTTTAACCACATTTTCTTTCCACGGTATCATCCTTAAATTTCGTATTGATCCTATTAACTCTGGAGGAACACCATTGATGTATCCCTGGCTTATAGAATAATTATGATCTAAGTGATAACCGGCGTCTACTCCTGCTAATGCTCTTTTATCATAATTTTCCAATGACAACAAGTCGTTCGCATTTGTATAGCGCCAAACTTCTTTTCGATATAGTGCATAATCCGACATGTCTTTTAATGGAACCCATAAATTTTTAGATTCAAAGGTTTTTCTAGTTTTTTCTATCCTCTTATTGAACTCGTCATCGCCTAGTGCAGATCTAGAACAATGCCCTCTTGTTGTTTTGATTTGTTGAGGTATCTCGTCTGATGTCATCGGCGTTGTATTTTGCAAATGCGTTCGATAACTGTCAATTCCTATTTTTTTATCGTGTATAGCACGTATCTGTTTTTTAGCGTAATCTAATGATTTTCCACGTTTAATATAATAGTCTATATGCAATGGACTAGTTTCGTATTGATATTGTAATGCAAGTTCTCTGGCTTCCTCGTGAATATATCCCTTACGAATATAGTATTCAACTGAAAATTTCGATTGAGATTTACCATTTTTAGCAGCTGCTTCCCAACCTTTTTTCAGAGAGTTGTTGAACCATTCCTCATATTTCATCTTACCAACATCATTTCCGTGTCGTTTAATAAAGTTATCTAATGATGTTGCCTTGTTAGCTTTATATGCCTTGATATATTCAATAGCAGCATCATACGAACACCCTTCCCTCACCATAATATAGTTTGGATCATAGGGGCTAGGTCTATTGTTTATTTTTTTACCCTTGTTTACGGCATTCCTAGCCTTCATCTTGGATATTATTTGCAGCGCATCTTCATACGAGCATTTGTCTCTCTTCATTATGTAACTTGGATCGTATGGGTTGGATTTCATGTAAACCTCGGCATTGATGCATAGTTCATGACTATTTATCGTCTACGGCATCAATGCCACAATATCATCATCCTCTGTTAGGTCTCGGACCTCTACCCATATTTGTTTACCAGACCTAGAAACTAATAATTTATGATTTTCGGTAAACTTGTAGATGTTACCATCTTCAAATTCTATCTCAGTCATAGGCTGCGGGCCATTATAATAGCATTCATATGCAGTTATATTTCCGCTTAGTTCAATTGGTTTATCAAAGCTATATCGCTGACCTGGCATAACATTATCATGTACAGCGTCTATGTCAATGCCGCCTAGATCTTGTATAAGTTCAGCAAGTGATATAATGCTTCCATCTGCTAATTGCATTTCATTATTAAGAGATTGACATTCAGCAGGCATCACTGCCATCAACGTGCTGTTGCGTATGCCAACTACTTGCAGATCCTCACGCAGCTCTGCCCAAGGCATGCGCTCAACATGTGGTACTAGTTCGTCAATGTCACGCTTGCGTGTGTCAATAGGAACGATACCATGCCCATACTTGGTCTCTTCACTCTTGCCGCAAGCCCCTTTGGTTCGAGCCAGATCCACACTGGCCTTGATCAGATAGTAGCTCATGGCTTCCATGTATTCGTCAACCAACGGCAGTGCTGAGGGATCGCTGTAGCTTACGCCGTTCTTGGCCAGCCAATAGGCAAAGTTGATGATGCCCACACCCAGAGGACGGCGGTTCATTGTACTACGATAAGCTGCCTTTACAGGATAGCTTTGGTAATCTAACAGATTGTCCAGCGCCATCACTGCCAGCTTGCAAGGCTTCTCAAAGTCGGCTGGACTGCGGATGTTGCCCCAGTTGATGGCACTGAGAGTGCAGAGGCTGATTTCGCCTTCTTCGTCATTGAAATCATTCAACGGCTTGGTCGGCAAATCTATTTCTGAACAAAGGTTGCTCTGCTTGATTGGTGCAAGGCTTTCAATAAACGCACCGTGTTGGTTAGCATTGTCCACGTTCTGTAGATAGATGCGGCCTGTGTCTTTGCGTTCCTGCATGAAGCTGCTGAACAGATCGATGGCCTTGACCGTCTTCTTGCGCAGCTTCTTGTTCTTCTCAGCAGTCTCATACAGCACACGGAACCGGTCTTGGTCAGCAAAGAACGCATCATAGAGACCAGGCACATCGCTGGGTGAGAACAGCGTGATATCTCCGCCCTGTATCAGTCGCTCATAGAACAACTTGCTGAACTGCACACCGTAATCCATGTGACGCACTCTGTTGTCTTCGGTGCCGCGATTGTTCTTGAGCACCAGCATCTCTTCAACTTCAAGATGCCAGATCGGATAGTAAAGGGTGGCTGCTCCATTGCGTACACCACCCTGTGAGCAAGAACGGGTGGCCGCTTGGAACAGCTTGTAGAACGGTACCACGCCTGTGTGGCTGGCATCACCGTTCCTAATTGGGGAACCAATAGCACGAATAGACCCAGCACCGATACCGATACCAGCCTTTTGGCTAACGTATTTGACCACTGCGCTGGCAGTGGCATTGATGCTGTCTAAGCTGTCGCCTGTTTCGATCAACACACAGCTACTGAATTGGCGCTGAGGTGTGCGCACGCCTGCCATGATAGGTGTGGGCAAGCTGATGTCATGCCTGCTGATAGCATCGTAGTAGTCATGTATAACGTTCAATCTGGTGGGCTTATCGTGGCGAATGAACAGCGTGGCTGCGATCAGCGCATAGGCCATCTGAGGTGTTTCTTTGATCTCACCAGTCACTCGGTTCTGCACCAGATACTTGCCGCGCATCTGCTCCATGGCCACATAGGTCAAGCTGGCATCGCGCTCGTGATCAATGAAACGATTGATAGCATCCCATTCGCCTTCGGTGTATTCTTCCAACAGCTGTGCATCATAAAATCCGTCAGCAACGTTCTTCTTGATGAGATCAAGTATGTGCCACGGCTGATAATCGCCATAGACTTCCTTGCGCAGATGATAGTTGACCAAACGTCCAGACACATACTGATAGTTAGGTGTTTCTTCGGAAATGAGGTCGGCAGCTGCCTTGATCAGTGTTTCCTGCAGGTCCTGCGTCTTGATACCGTTATAGAACTGGATCTGGCTGCGGATCTCTACTTCGCTGGCACTGACCCCTTGGATACCCTCAGTTGCCCAAAACACTACCTTGTGCAGTTTTTCAATGTTCAGTGGCTCCTTGCTACCGTTACGTTTGGTTACCAGTATCTCGTTTCTAGGTGAAGTGGCCATGATCATCTCTCTATCTTTCCCTGCTATTGTATGGTGGACAGTCGCTTTCAGCAACAGGTATATTTAACGCAAATGTGGGTTTATGACAAACCTATGATACCAATAAAAACCCAATAAATCCTTGGAAAAATTACCATTATTTGGCAGATTTTTGACAAAATCAGCCATGAGCATCCAACCTGTTAACTATTTGTCAGTATCCAATATTGGCTTGAAATCCTTACTCAATATAATCGCATCAGGCATAATGAGAGTTGGCAGTGGCAGTGCAGATCTCTGTGATACAGCGTTTACGCAAATCATATTTGTACGTATGCATGACACGCAGATCTGGTATTGAGTACAGGTCTACAACTGCATTATTATCATAACCCATGATCCACTGACCATTAACCACGCATACCAATCCTTCCCATGAAATATTAGGCTGCCTCATCATAGCCAGTGAGATATCAATGTTCTTTATGCGTTCGTTGCTGCTTAGCAAAATAGTATAGAACATGCCCAAGCTGAGACTGTTCTTATCTAGCTGCTTGCTGTCTAGCAATGTCCACGGATCCGGCCATGATTCTGGATCAAGATAGTCCAGATAGGGTTTGCTGATCGGAGCTTGATTCCAAAAATCTGCAATCAGTTGCAGCTGGTTAATTAGATTTATTGAACCGTCCAATGATGAACGGATATCTTTCCAACACTGCCTTAACTGTTGCGGATGCGATAGGAAAGGATTATGCATTAACCTATATTGTATTTAAGACTGCCACAATGTCTGTATGTAGTTCATGGTACCAGCAGTGCTACCCGTGCTAGTGTAAGATATTGCCAGAATGTTACCAGATATACCTACTGAAAATACCACAGATACATCTTGGTTGAGCTGCACGCTACTGTCGCTTAATTCAGCTGAAGTGCCATCGGACGTGATAGCGAGTGTACCAGACCGCCTGTATGTTCCCATGGTAATGCTGTACTTTATCTCGCCAAAGAAACTGGTTACGCCACTAGTGCTATATGCTATACCTGTAAGTGTATTGGTTTGACCATTCAATAGCGCGACGTTTAAGGGTGTTGGGACATTCGAAACCAGCCCAGTTTGCTGGGCGTCAAGAATTAGATTATTGCGGGGATTACCATTATATATGCGGCCAGTTGATGCATTGGCACTGAATACATCTCCGATGCTAGAGCATGAATCTGTGCCAGCTGCCCAATATATAGACGGAACACCTTGTGTAACGCCAACTTTGGTATAGAAGTTGTTCATGCTAGTCACGCCACGATTAGTAGTGGTCACATAAAGGCCATAGCTGCTCACGTCTTGGAATCGGCTACTGCTAATCTGAACATTGCTTGGACCGTTGGCTCCTCCGAGGAGCGATATACCACTGAAACACTTTTGTATATTTGTGCCTACCACACTGATGTGCGATATTGGATTGCTGGTTACTATAGCATTGCTGCAGTTACGTATGTCAACATCGGTAAATGTTATATCTGAGGTTATAACGGCATTGCCAAGACTTTCAATTAAAAAACCAGGCGATGCAGTATTGGGAGAATCACCCTGTACCCAAGCACCTAGTACTCCTAAGCTACTAAGTTTCACATCGCTGCAACGTTGCAGGCTCACAACAGGATTGGTCGGATCACTGCTACAGTCAATGTTCATTCCGTTCACATTAATGCTTGTGGGCAATATAGCTCCATTGGTACCAATATTAGGCCCAGTCTGTCCAAGACTATCAGCAGTGGTGAATACAGGTCCAAGAGAACCAGACATCAAGGTTATATTGGTCCTGTTAATACCTTCACCGCTGAGCGTGATGTATGGCAATAGGTTTATGGTTCCAGATACAGCATAAGTGCCTGCAGGGAAATTGATCACGTTTCTGCTGCTGAAAACAGCTGCGTTGCTGTTGGAAATTCTTGCCCACTCGTCGTTGATGGCCTGTTGTATAGCAGCTGTATCATCAGTGACACCGTCACCCACGGCCCCATAATCTCTGACATTGAGCGTGTCATCTAGAATGCTGGACAGTGTCCTAACAACAGTGCCGTAGGCACTGACTCCTGTGGTACCCTGATATTTGTGAGTTATGATCTCATCATTGGGACTCCACTGTGTTAGTATCTGGCTGTTACCTGTGTAGGTGTTGCCGTTACCAATGAACAGCTGTCTCGTATCCAAACACCATCCAAACTCAGCCTCGTTGAGATTGGCTGGCAGATCTGCCAGGAGACCCCGGCGTTGTTGTAAGCGGCTGATTGAAACTATGGCCATCTAAGGGTTATCTCCGGTGAACAGAGATATTTATGGCAACCCTATTAGCGTTCAGATACCACTGATGCTTATGATCCGTCAACACATCAAACCGTTTGGCTAGATTCTTGGCTTGATGTTCAAAATGGAACCTTGAGCATTGTCCAAACAAGTAGGTGTTTGGTGCCGTTTCTGCTATGGCATTGACCAGTGCGCACAAGCTGTTATTAAGTGCCTGTAACCCGTATTTCAGGATGCCCAGTCTGAAGAAGAAGATATTGTTGACCCAGATCAAATGCGTGCGATCTGCCTCGAGTTCATCTAGTATCTTGTGGTGCTCTGTGACTATATTGCAGTGATGGTAGCTATGTTCTAGATTCTGGAAAGCGCGCCATTGGACCTGCAGGTTCCCACGGCCGCCAAAATATTGGACCATCTCTTGCTCTTGTCTCGCGCTAGATTCTCTTGTGCTTTCCACAGCTAGCTTATTGCCCCAGCAATAACGTTCCTCGTTATCGCAATCATCGTCATACTGTCGCATGAAAGCATAGATATCGTCTCCGGTCCATTCTCGATGTATGGTTTGCCACAGTTTCAAGCTCTTAGCATTGTAGTCATAGGTATCTATACGACACGAGGACAGCGATCCCCGTTTGTACCATTCTACGAAAGATTTGAAACCGCTTGCAGTTGTCCATATGCTGCCAGGGGCTGGTGCATCCTGTGTCTCATAGAGGTCGCCGGTGTTGAATATGAAGATCGGCGTTATGGTGTCTTGAAGAAACCATCGCATATAGCTAATCCAATCCTCTTGATCGTGATTATCAAACCTTTCAATGGATAACCTGTGATCTCCGCGCAGCTTCTGTGTGGCAGCCGCTAGTCGACGTCCATGGTCCTCGGGATACACGTAGACTTTTTCCTGACGCACCGCTGTAGGTAGATTCACCACATCTATCCCGTGAGACAGGGAACACGATATGAGATTCCATCCTAGCTTGCGCACATCGGTACCGATCGGGTCGCTTTGCCTTGATTTCAACCATAAAGGAGTATAATCGTCGTGTATGTTTTCAGGACTGCGTTCGTAGTCAGCAAGCAGTTGATAACCAGACCCAGCATAACCAACGCTGGGTCTACCAACTGAACGCCAAAGACCTAGGTTGATGGCGATGGTTTGTTCATGCAATCTTGGATATTGATCAGAAACACGCGACAGGATATGACCAGATACCAACCAATGACCTGAGCAGTGCGCATGCCATTCGGTATCTAGCTTATAAGCACGCTTAACCCTCGTACCACTAGCATATATCACCACATGCGTGTGATCAGTCTCGTCTGCCATGTGTGCGATTATGGCATCGATATCATGATGTACGAATAAAGTGATTATGCTATCCAATGCGAAATCTATGTCAGTGAGCAGATACTCGGTCTCGCTATCAAACAGATGACGGCGGTTCCACAGGGCATATCCGACCGAAACACTAGACATGCTGAGTGACCATTCCGAGATAGCTGTTCCTGATATGTTTATCCCACTGCCTACCGCGCGTGCCGTGGACTATGATGTGATACCTATCGGTGTCTGTATTATTATGAACAGCATGTCGGTATCCGACTGATAGCATGTTAGCGGTACCGTCAGAGAACGGCACGATGCCCCAATCTTCCATGGCGAAGATACAGCCATCTGGATTGTTCAGCGCTATGTTCACAGGACCCAGCTGTTTCCAATCAACGTCTTCATGTGGCAGTATGTAACCCCCCGGTTCCAGCAACATGAAACGCACCCGCTCATACCATTCGTATCCAAAAGTTTTGCTGAAAAATTCAGTAGATACTGGGCAAAATTTGCTGATATCGGTCCATGCATACGGAGCAGATTCTCTGTCTGGGAAACCGTATCTGTCATGGTTTTCAGTGTGCACGCTGCTGATACCATGCAGGCATAAGCTACGCCAACCCCGATGTTGACCACCTGCTCTGTGATAAACGAAGAAATCTCGTAGTTTCTTCGCTTCAGACAACATGTCTTCGTGAGGTATTTCGAATGGCAGACGTAACGCTAGATATCCAAATGAACTTCGTATGTCAGTAGGAGTTGGATCAACTAGTTGCGGAATTACCGGTTTATGATTGCGACAATTTTCGATAAATTCCTGTAATGTATCTGCGTCATACATGCACGATCTCCAATATTATGGCACATGATACGATCAGAACACAAACCGTTCATAATAATCAGCTACCTTCTGGCTCCAAAGCAGCGTGCTTTCTTCAAATTCAGCGCCTTCCCAGACAAACTTCTGGAATTCGCACTCTCGGCTACACATCAATACCACAGTGGTCTTGATATCAGTACTGTGTATGTTGTTGTGTGCCATTGCATATGCTGCTAGCTGTAAACGATAATCCTCTACCCATTCTCGCTTCTTGGGTTTGATAGTGGTCTTGAAGTCAATGATAGCAGGCTTGCCCTGCCATGTTCCGACCAGATCAGTGGTACCTGCCCAGAGGTTCTCGTAATAGAGATGGCTCTCGACACCCCAGACTTCGTCAACATCCTTGAGACCTTCGGCAATCACAGTATCAGCCATGCGTTCTGCCATGAGCCGACCATAGTTGTTTCCACCAGGCCGTTGCTCACCCAGCACATATGCCTCCAAATGGGCATGCATTGTAGTACCAAGTCCTGCAGATTCTTCCGTGATCTGCTTGGCTTTGTCTTCACCGATGCGCTTCTTCCACGCTATGAGATGTGTCATGTCTTTGGTCTTAGACAAAATAGTTGTAACTGATGGGATCTTGTTTCCCACATCATCCACATACACACGGCCTTGCCCACCACCGTCTTGCCTGTCCAGTTTTTTGTAGGTATATATGGGATTGTACTTGACCATGTCAGATGGATCTCACTTCTAATACTTCAGGAATGTAATGCTTGATAAGATTTTCTACACCATAGCGTAGGGTAGCAGTGCTGCTTGGGCAACCGCTGCAGCTGCCCTGCAGCTCTAGATATACTATACCGTCTGTGTAATCCTTGAATACAATATCACCGCCGTCGTTGGCAACTGCTGGTCTTATCCTTTGATCTAATAGTTCCAAGATCTGATTAATTATATCTTTGTTTTTTGATATTTTTTGAATCGAACCTGCAATGTCAATAGGATCTATTAAATTTTCAGATATGATGTCAATTATAGATGATGTTATATCTTCCCAATTTCCAGTGGTTTTGGTCACTGTCACAAAGTTTGGTGCTAGATAGACTCCGATCACTTCCGGAATATCAAACATTGCCTCTAATAGCTCTATGTCTTGAGTGTGTTCCAATGACCTCACATCCAGAGTACCACCTGTAGTTACGGGTACGGTTGGTATGAACTTCAGGGCATCAGGATTCGGAGTTGTTTCTGTGTAAATCATCATTGTCTCCTAGTATAAGCTAGATAGTCAGATATGTCTAGACAGTTCCGGATGATGTTTGGCGATCATCATGTCTGCCAGCAGCTCTGCGCGGGCAGCTGACGCAGCTTGATTGCCTTGTTTCTTGATGTTCTTGAGTCCCAGCTTCACGTCTGGTTTCTCGGGCAACGCATCTATCTCTTCTATGGTCATGTCATGTGCTTTGGCTACCAAGGCCTGTACATGCGGCTTCTTGCTCTTTAGCAGGAACGCTTCTGGGCCATGTAGTGTGCTGCGCATTATTCGTGAACCGTGTCGCTCTTGCCTGGGCCAACATTGTCTGTGATATGTATGCGTGTACCGTTGGCCAAGTAATCATAGATAGCGCACAGTATGCAATCATTGTCAAAAGTCTGTGCATCAACGAATTCGCCATGAGCAGACACTGCATTGCCATTACGCATGATGCTGGGCAGCATCCTGGTTAGATCTGCAGCTAATCCGTCATGCATCTGCCTGAGTTCGTCCTGCGGTATCTTGTCTCGTTTAACGGCTCTTTTGACCTGTTTAAGCACATATTCTAATGCAGCTTGATCGGTCTGCACTGCTGCGCCTTTGACCCCATGCGGCTCCATCATTAGATACAGCGTCTTATGTCTTAGATCGTCTGCTTTCATGGTCTCACCACTGCACGTTCCATTGGAACGTCCTGTTGGTGTTGGGATTGGTCTGCTGCGTTATGGTATAACCTAGATTTTGGAAGTAATTGATTATGGTACCCATCTGATCAGCGTAGGGTCGAGTCTGGTTAGTATCAAGCGCATTACCACCCTGTGCTACCTGATAATAATCATAGCTAGCAGGGTATCCTATCACGCTCATGGTACCTGCTCCGTAACCTATGGTAGCTGTAGCAGTGGCTAAGTTGCCATTTAGATTTTGAGGAGCGCTGATTGTTATTGTAGGAGCTGACTGGTAGCCCTGACCTTGACTGGTGATAGCTATAGTGCTGATACTAAATCCTATGATTGGCGTGTTGCTGGGCTGCGTTGGCTGAACTATCTCACCTGCCCCAGCTACTAAGTTTACTTGAGGAGCACTGCTGTAGTCTTGTCCACCGCTGGTCACCACTACCTGTTGTACACCAGTGCTATACAAGCTAACATTGGCTGTGGCAGCGCCTGCTACCGTAACACTAGGGATGCTGGTGTAATTAGTACCTTCATTGGTTATTGTTAGTGTTGATATCGGAGTTGGTGTTAATTGAGCAGTCGCAGTAGCGCCAATACCGTCCCCTGATATTATAACCAGTGGTGCCTCTACATATCCATATCCACCAAAGGTCACTGTAACACCTGTGACAGCTCCACCAAGTATAATAGCTTCTGCTGTGGCGCCATAACCGTATTGGCTGCTCAAGGTTACTGTGGCATTAGTATAACCGCTACCTGTGTTTCCTACATTGACAAACTGCACACTGGTCACTGCTAGATTTGCAGAAGCTGTGGCACCGCTGCCGCTGGTTATTGAAATCGTAGGTGCTGCTGTATAGCCAGTACCGGGTGCTGTAACTACTACGTTGCTCACGCTGGAGCCGCTAAGCAGTGTGTAAGCACTGGCTCCAAAACCAATTCCGTTGCTGGGAGATATCAACACAGTTGGCGGTTGGGTATAGCCTGTTCCGCCCGATGATAGGATCACGCTGTTTAAACCAGCTGTGAGATTGAAGGCTGCTGCTTGTCCACTGCCACCATACGCTGCGTTGCCCTGCATAGTAGGTAATATAGTATAAAGTCCGCTGGTTGCTAGCGTGTAATTTACTATCGAGCCTGCGGCATCCACTTGGTTTACTGTTATAGTAGCACTATCTGATCCTTCACCGCCGCTCAATATCAGCGTGTCGCCTACCACATATTGGCTACCAGCACCACCAGTGGTTAGGCTAGCAGTCAAGATCTGCATGTATACACTGCTCACAGTAGCTCCAGATCCTGCCGCAGTAATAGTAACCATTGGGCTTTCGGTATAGGTAGCTCCACCGTTGGTCAATAACATGATGTTGCCTACGCCAGTAGGCTGAAGATATGCTGTGGCTTCTGCGCCAAATCCGCTGGTTATAGTAATAGTTGGCTGACTCACAAAGCCCGCACCCGGCGCGCTCATGTTGATGCTGTTCACAGTACCAGCAGCAAGCGTGGTGTAAGCTGATGCACCTGCGCCACCACCACCCGATATAACCACCAAAGGAGGTGCTGTGTATTGTTGACCGCCAGCTGACACTGATATGTTGCCTATGCCCATGCTGAGATCCAACGTGGCACCTGTGCCGCCGCCTGGATTCACGCTGGTCATCACGTTGCTGAGAGTTGGTAATATTGAATAAGCACCTGACCTGCTCAGACTCACTGTTTCAACTGCGCCGCTGCCTATGGTGCTGGTTACTGTGGCTTGTGTAGCAGTACCAGTTCCACCTACCACGCTCAAGACATCTCCAACAGCGTAGTTTATACCACCCTGGTTGATGTAAGCTGTAGCTGCTGTAAATGTAGCAGGTCCAGCTGTAGCTCCGCTGCCTTGAGGCACTATCTCCACCGATGGTGGATAATGATATCCACTGCCGTTGCTGCCTATGGAAATATAGCTTATCTGACCATATGGAGCAAGATATGCCTGCGCTGTAGCTGTAACAGTGGCATTGCCACCTGAGATAGTAACTGTGGGTGTGGCGCTGTAACCACCACCTTGGTTGGTTAGCGATATAGTATCAACACCGCTACTAAGTACGATGCTGAGCGGGCGCTTAGCTAATGCTGCTTGTTTGGTGTTTGCTAGACGTATGTTGTTCTCATCCACATATATCACATAGTATAGCGTGCTCATTGCCAGCGGGCTGGGCAACTCTCCAGTGCTGTTCACAAACACAGCATCGCCGTTGTTCCATGGATGGTTAGGTACTTCAAACGTTCCAGTGGCATCATTAATGCTGTTCACAGCTTCAATCACACCGGTATTTTGCGTCATGGTTGTACCACCATTGACCAATGCGTTATAGAAACCAGTGCGCACTGCTTCTAGGATTGCTGCACTGATAGCAGTGCCTTCGTCAAAAACGATTCGTTCGCGTATGGGATTCTGCCGTGCGTCAGCAGCAGTGATGAAAATGCTAGCAGCCGTAGTAGAGTAATTAGTTGGCATCTTTCACGCCCTTCCTTGCTGCCTTAGCCGCCATCTTGCTGACCTTGTCTTCGCTCTTGTCAGTTTCGTCTGCTGATGCTTCACTGTCAGGTATGTTGTCTTGCTGCAGCATTATCTCATTGGGAGTAATGCGCTTAACACCGCTCTTATCCTTCAGATTATCCATGACCCAACGAGTATTAGCATCAAATCCCTGATTGTGAAGCACGCTTAGTATTTCATCCATGGGTATGCTGGCCGCATCCTTGCTGCGATAGACGCTGATGAGATCTAGCATAGCATTTTGGGCTTCTTCAGGGCTGCTAGGCAGGCTTGATATTTCGCTGTACCTCATCAGTGTTCACCAATTCACTTGGCTGCTACGCGGTCAAAGTGCTCTGGATTGATCAACGCAGGCTTTAGACTATCGTTGAGCTGTGCCCAATAATCGCGTGCCTTCTGATCTTCGAAGAACTTGGTCTTGCGCTTGCCCTGTGACTCGTACATCACGCCCCAGGGCTTAGTGGCCTTGGCTGTGGCAAAACGTGCTGCCTTGCGTTCTTCTTTGATAGCTGCCAGCAACTTTGCATTAGCATCAGACTCTAGCACACGGATTTGTTCATTCAAATCAGCAGCCATAGCAACGCATGATGCTATCTTCTTTTCAAGCAAATCGCCTTCGAGACCTTGACCGCTCTTGAGCAAGTCCTTGACCTTGCCTTCTGCTAGACGCTGAGCAAATTCCGCACGGTGTTCTGCGAGATCGGCTTCGTACTTGCGCTTGCCTAGCAGTGCCTTTTCTACAAGCTTACCGGCGCGGGCGATAGCTTCATCAGTTTTTTCGATCTTCTTGCCAATCTCGTGTGCCTTCTTGACCACTTTCTTGGGAAGATCGTGTGCAGGCTTGTCTGGATCCATGCCAGCTTCCTTCTTGGCCTGCCACATGCCTATGGCAAATGGGCTCTTGCTCTTCTTAGCAGCTTCGTCCATTTTCTTGGCCTTGTCCTTGATAGCCTTGGTCATTGGTTCTTTCTTGTCACCGTCCTTGTCGATGTCAAGAAAGTCTGGCTTCTTGCCCTTGGCTTCTTCTACGCTTTCTTTCTTGATGGCGCCAAACTTGTCTTTCTGCTTGGCACGGATAGCAAAGTCGATCTGCTTCACAGTCTTCTGTTCAGCAGCACTGCGCTCTTCCTTGTCCATCAGCTTCTTCTTCTTGGCCTTGAGATCAGCTATGGTATAGCCATCCCACTTGCCCTTGTCCTTCTCAGCAGTGTGCATCTCGGTGCCCCACTTCTCAGCTACCTTCTTGCGACCTTCTGCCAGTTCTGGCTCTTCGCCTGGTGCTGCTTTCTTGGCGCGGCCAAGAGGCTCTTCGCCACCTGCTGCTGCTGGCATGGTTCCAGTTCCATCTCCGGCACCAAGTTCTGCTCCGCCGACTTCTGGAGCTGCTGGGAGGTTTTCGATGTCGCTGGCGCCCTGTCCTGGTACGCCACCGCCTTGCAATGCTAGCACAGCATCGTCGCTCTGATCCTTGGCAGTCTGCACGCTCTGCAACAGAGTCTCCAACTGTGCCTTCATCACGTCGTTGTACGCATCTGCTGCTTCTGGTCCGAACTGTGTCTTCATGGTGTCTACCAGCGGCATGAGATCGTCAACTCCCATGCGTGCAACTTTCTCTGCCATGCTCTGTAGATCATCGCTGATGCTCTTGGCAGCGATCAGCGTCTGTGCCTGCTGTAGATCCTGTTCAGGAGTATCAGCAGCTTCGCGCAATATGCGAGCCACAAGCCCGTAACGGCTTTCTTCAAGACCAACGTCATCGCCAGCATGCTTCTCAAATGCCTTGTAGTCTAGGAAGTGCTTGCTGCTGCTGATGCCTTCGCTGGCCTTGGTCAGCTTCATAGCTACCCAGCCTTCGAGGTGATCGCCTGGCTGTATCATCTGGAACAGCTTGATGCTGTCTTCAACGATGCTGAGCAGATTCATGCGTGCTATGCTGCCGCTGGTCTCACCCAGTTCTTCATCGCCGCCCATGTCTTCGTCATCCATGCTGTAATCAGCCATGGGAGCATCTTCGCCGAGCACGCCAGGTTCTGCATGCTGATAGTAGTCCATGTAGTGATAGATCTTGTCCAGATTCATTGCTGCCTTGGTCAAGCAGCTAGCAATCCAAGGCTCAATCTCGTCTTCCTTGCGGATCATCTTGAGCATGTCCATGCCGTACTTGGCATTGCGATATAGTTCACTGCGTGCCATGCTAGCCTGATAATCATGATGTTGCATATGTTCTTCGTTAAGTGCCTGTGCTATCTTGCTCTTCATTGTTTCTGTTACGTCGTATGTCTTGCCGTCAACTTCAAACTTGTCCTTGCCAGCTGCCTTGGCTGCTGCCAACGCACCCGTGAATTCATTGCCTTCGTCTGTGATCTCTTCTTCTGGTAGTGCACCCTTTGGTCCGCCCAGTGGATAGAACTTGCTCATGCGTGCGTCTTTCTTCATGTCTTTGAAATCATGAGGCGTCTTGGCTATGCCGCCTGCTGGTCGGCGACCTAACACGTCACGCGGCTTGTTCACAGCACGCTGCCCTTCAGGACTCTTGTCATTGGCAAAGAAGAACATCTCGTCCATCTCATGGCCAGCGTCAACACCATATTTCTTCATCAGTGCTGCCAATTCAGGATCCATGTGGTGTGCTGCTGCACCCTTGTCTGCCATGTGTGCCACTGTTTCCTCCTTGACTGGTGCGCTTTCTTCAGTCTTCTTAACATGATGCTTGTCGTACATCTTGTGACCCATGCGCAGTGCCATGAGGTTCTCTTTAGCCTGCCTACGATCATCTTCGTCGTCGTTGGTGTCGCCAACTCGCGCTTCATAATAAGCTATGAGATCCTTCATGCTCTTTGGTGAGAATGGCTGTCCCAGACGCACTAGGTCTTCGCCGACGCGACCAAAGCTGTTGAGCATGGCCAACAGCTTGTCATCCTTGGTGTTGGCCTTCTCAGCAAAGTCCATCATCCAGCGCCCAACTTTGGTAGCATGGCTTTCGCTAAGATTGATTTCTTCGCTTTCGCGTAGATTGCGCGGACGACGTCTTGGTGCTATCTCAGTGAGATAAAGACGTACTGCTTCCATGATCAACATGTGTTTGGTGTATGTTGGGTTGCTGTGCCAACTGTTAAATGCGCTCTCGCTGACTATGCTGTTTTTGACTATCTCACTGCTGTCATGCAGTGCTGCTAGCTCGTCGATGGTTGACTCATCTAGTGTTAGTTCTGTGTCATACACATGCTTGAGCGTGTGAGCTATCTGGGCGAGCCTGTGCTCTGCACTTGTCTTTACATCATCAACGAACATGGAAACCTCTCCTGGCCAGCCGGCCTTATTGCTTGGATTGCTGGTATTTATTTAGCGATAGCAGGGATGGAATAGTGAGTTATTAAAGGCTGAAACTGGTGCCGCAACCGCAGGTGCTAGCAGCTTCTGGTATGTCTATGACAAAATAAGCGCCAGCTAGATCGGTCTTGTAATCAACTGTGGCATTGTCAAGCAGGTCATAGCTGATCTTGTCTATGACCACGGGACCCGTGGCGGTATCTATGATCATATCGTCTATTTCAATAGCGTCTGTCCAACCAAAATGCTTTTCAAATCCGTTGCATCCGCCTGCACGGATTTCAATGCGGGGTGCACAAGGATTATCTATCCTTAATTGTCCAAATCGTTCAATGGCTTTATCGGTTAGCTTTACCGGCATCTTCAAGGATCGCCTTTATGTCGCGCTTGATGCTTCCAGCGGTATCAAGGGCTTTCTGGAACTTGGTTGCGTAGATATCTTCCTTGATCATGTCACCGCGCTGTTCGGCACGCTTCTGTGCCTGCTTGCTGCTCATGGCATCAATCTTGCAGCTGGTGTAATGATCGTCGAGCTCGAACAATCTGCGCACAGTTGGATTGTTCACGTACTTGTGATTGTTCAGCATCTTAACCGCAGCTAATGCTACTTCATACAGAGTGATGTCATTGGCAATCACTATACCAGTACCGCTGTGTTCGATGCTGTAATATTGCTTGCCAGCAGCACGTTGCTCGTTTAGATGTATCTCTATCTTGTACTCGCCAACACTAACACTATTGGTGTCTCTGCGAGTGTGGACTGCTAGCTTGGTATCAGGGTTGCTTTCCATGATCACTTCATTGGTGACCTTGTTGAGATTCTCTAGCACTCGAGCCATGGCATGCACTTCTGCTTGGCTAGGGCTGCCTGGTCCGCCTTCAGTGCTGAGGCTCTCCGTGACCATCTGATTACTATTGGCACGAGGAGCCGGAGGTGCCTCGCCATTCATTATAGCCATCATGCGGGCCATTGCCTCGCGTTCTGCATCAGTGACAACAGTCATCAGTCTCTCTCCACGTACTCAATATCATTGTATGTATAATAGGTGCGACCGTCAATAAACGCACGGTCTAGCACACCTCTGAACACCAGTTGGCGAGCAAGCTCTTGCTCCCGCTCGTTCAGTTCCCTGCGAGGTAACGGAGCACCGTGACCTCTCACGCGCTCGCTGACCAGCATCTCGTCATTGCTGACTGGCACCATCAATCCGCCTGTGATCTCAAGGAACTTCATTCTGTTGCTGCTGTTCCTGCTGCTGCTGGAGCTGCCTTAGCTTTGGTCATGTCTTGTGCGCTCTTGATGAGATCAGCTCCCATCACTGCCAAAGCGTTCAGTTCCTGCTGTTTCTTTTGTCCGGCTGCTGTCTGCGGTGGATTGGCTTTGACGCTGCCGCTGATAGCACTGAGCACGCTGCCTATCACATAGAAGCGAGCTGCTTCGGCATTGCCCTTGTACTGTGGCATGTTTTCTGCCTGGGTTACAAGCTTGCCCAACATGTCATTGCCCATGTCTTCTACCAGTGTTTCTTCGGCAATAACCGCACCGCTGTTTTCCAATCCAGCCAGCTGCATCATGCGGTTTAGTGTGGGCATGGCCTGAACTCCGCCTAGCACACCTTCTTCTATTCTTTTGCTGATCTTGGTCTCGTGTACCATCTTGAGATTTCCTTTGTCAATTATGCCCACAGTGTTGCGCGGACCTTGTGCGATGCGCACTTCAGTTGATCTACCTTCGTATATGACCTGTTCGCCTATCTCATATTGAGGTATCAAGACCGCACTTGCGATCTCTCCTTGGCTTAGATGATGTTTCGCTTGGCGGCTGAAACGGTCAGCAGTGGTCTCATATAGACCTTCCGCGCCATTGAGATCTACCTGTGCGAACTTCTTGAGACGTCTCATGTCATCATCCTCCGAGGTTATGGTACGTATGAATTCAAGCATTGGGATCTGCGTACCTTGGTTTCTTTATGGGGAACATTGGTTTGACAAGCTTGGGCAGATCGCGCTGTGGGCCAACCTCACGATCAACCTTGGCAAGCTGGCCATCCTTGCGGACCCAGGCTCGCTTGATGCGCTTGACACCCTCAAATACTTCATCCAGCAGCATTGCTTGCTCTCCCCAGTGTGATATTTAGTGCTTATTCATGCGAAAAGGCACCCGGAGGTGCCCTTTCTGTGTCAGTACCCTGTGGGGTTGATCTATTAGATCAAGCTGCCTGGGAGCATCATGTCCAGAGAAGCCATGACGTTGCAGAGGCTGGTGCTGCTGGTGTTGAATGCAGTCACGTATGGTGCAACAGTGTTGGTTGTTGCAAACGTGCTGTTTACTGCAGCTGGGCTGCTGTTGCTTGAACCGCTGACAACCTGACCACTCTGGTTATCATAGCAGAGCAAGCCGTCAAGACCGCCATACAGCGTGTTGCTGCTGAGGATATTGTAACCATTGACATTGGTGTTATCAGGAGTTGTGGCAACTGCACCAGTACCATAGTTGTAATAACCATTGAGCTCCCACTCATTGTTCTTTTCAGTGCTGATCGTAACAATGGTGAAATTGACGGTTGAGTTGTATGTAGAAGTACCAAATATGCTGGTTGGAGTGCTGATGTTGTTGGTATAACCAGCATCTGCCCAATATGTAGCATTACCATTAACTGGATTGCCGTTAATGGTCTTGGTTGCAAAGTAGGTAGCGCCAACCTGCACTGGGTTGCCACGAGCAGCGAAAGCATTCACGAGAATGTTCATGTTCTGCTGCTGATAGAATGCATTGAGGTAGGTGTTTAGGCTGCTGTAGGTTGTTGGTACACCTGCACCGTTGGTTACAGTGACATTGGTCCATGTGCCAAGGGTAGCATAGGTCTGATAACCAGGAAGGTCAACAACTGGAGTGTCAACATTGGTCTGGCTCATTGGAACCACGGTAGCGAATGCCCACCATGTTGGCTGTCCACTGAGGAACGAACCAGCCTGGTAATTACCATTTACTTGATCGGTCATTTTCTCTCTCCTTAAGAGTTAATGCAAAATTGTTTTGCTGTGATTATTTATACCGCAGGCTGTTTCAGCTGCGCTTGCGGGATCTCTTGGTCTTCTTTGGCTTGTCGTCTGGTTCCTCATAGGGAATGTAGCCAAAGAGACTGGGGCGACGGTTGATATTACCCATGGGATTGGCTATGCTAGCCACACTGCCTGCTGAGGTAGCACCTCCGCTGGCGCTTTCTGAGATATCAGGAAACTCGCCGTTTTTCTTTGTTAAATCTCTGATCCTCATGTCTTTGCTGCCTTTCTTATAAGTGCATCTGCTGCTGCTATGCCAGCTGCTACAGCTAGGCCTTTAAGCAATCCAAATCCGCCGCGCTTGTTGACTGCTGCCGATGGTGTGCCTGTTTCTGCATCATGCACACCATGAAGCTCATATCTGTTAACATGTGCCAGATGTTGGAACTGATTGATGATGTCTCCCATGCGAGCCTTAGCACGCAATGCCTGCAGCAATCTGGTTACTGTGAGCTGTTTTTGTTCAGTATCAAGCTGTCCTGTATCCCACGCGCTGGCAAGACGACGCACACTGCGATAGTTGCTGTTGGTGATGTGCAGCTGTTGCTCTATGTTCATCAGCAAACGCCTCGCCATAGTGCCATCATAGTGCGAGCGGCTCATGGCAGTGAGCAGCTGTCTGGTGCTAGCACCGTTGAAATGCACCTGATGCCAAAACAGATCATTGGCTTCTGGATGGTTTAGCTGCTGCCCAATCACACTGTCATGGTCCTTGATCACATGAAGGAACTGATAGAGATCAGTGTTTTGTCGGTCTTCGCGATCAAAGTTGCTGTGGCTCATGGTGCGACGAGCATATGCTTGGGCAAACGGCGCAGTCTCATATTCGCTGCGCATGATATGCAAAGCTATCAAGTATAAGAAAGCAAGTTCTGCCATGTCTTTGGCATTGAAATTGCTGGGATTCCTAGTGCGTAACAGCTGGTTCTCATCCAGGGTATCAATCAATGACAGCTTCATGCTGTGTCCTTCTTCATGAAATGCGGGCGATTTACCAGCTTTATCTTACCGCTTGGCGTGTCTGCTACATAACCCTCATGTCCTGGGACATCTCTGAGATCAGCTCTGACTGTCCCGCCTACCTGAGTGTCAACGCTGCTCTTCAGAACATCCTTGAGTTTGGTTAGCTGATCAGCTATCATCCATGTGGCACCATAACCTTTGGTATTCTCGCTGATCCATGCCAGCAGATTCTCACGCTTGCGGTCAGAGATATCCTTGGTATTGCTCTTGGCCCATTCAATGAAACCGTTGGCTGCATCTGCCAGACCTTGTGTGCCAGCATAGGCCCGGCTGTTCACGTATTTCTTCATCAAATCTGGTAGATTGGTCAGCTGTCTTGATGCTAAACTGGCAGGATCTAAAAACCTATCTATAGCAGCGCTGTTGCTGTTGATAAAATTGCGCAGCGTTGTGATAGACTTGTTTGGCAGCTCAGTGCTTTCTAGATCGCGTATCTCTGGTCCCATGATAACCAAACCGGGAACCTCACGCAGCCCACTACCGGCTATGTCTCCGATAGCACGCGGCTCTTCATCTTCTCGGCTATCAAACCTGCTGTGCACAGCTAAACCAGCACGGCTCTTGCCAATACGCTTGCCCAGTGGGCTATCTACTGGTATGCGATAGGTTATCTTGTTAGGCGTGAAAACATAATGACCGTTGGCTATCTCCGGAGTCTTAGTCCAAAGCACGTCGCCCTGTAGGTATTCCTGCTTGTTGGCAGGTACAGCACGTTCAAGCATGCTATATAGTCCGGCAATGCTCTTGGCATAGTCTTGCCTACCAGGATCGTCGGGCTTGCGCATGAACAGCATAGTGTTGAGATCACTGGTACTGCGAGGCATGCCGCCAGGCTTCTTGCTGCGGAATCCACTGTTATCAGTCAGAGTAAAACCTTCAGCATCGCGACCAAATATCAGCGCCGGACTTCCATCCCACTTTATGGTCACTGTGTGTGGTTGTTCAGCGGCATGTACCAGTGCGTTGAGCGCACGATTCGCACCAGCAGATCCTTCGTCGAACACCGTATCTTCTGGATGATCGATGCGCGCCTTGGCTTCTGCGATGAACCAACGCTGTGGTATGAGTATGTCAGCGTGGCGCACGTCTACGTCCTTCAAACTGCGATACAGCTGCTGGCGCTGCTGCTGTCTGTGCAGGTGCTGCAGCGGGCTGAGCAGCTGTAGTTTTAGCAGCCGTTGGCTTTTTACCCCTTGCAATGCCAGCTATTAGCTTGAGATCCTGAAGTATTGCAACACGACTATTTGGTTTTTGCTTAGCCACTGCTAGGGCAATCTGCTGTATGATATTGGGATGCGCAGAGCGTGTTGCTTCTGTGATCTTTTGTGTCTTGAGTATGTCAAGAACTTGCTTGGCCTGCGCGGGTTTCAGCTTGGCTATCTCACTGCGGATACCCTGTGCTGAGCTCAGTAACTTTTGACGCTCCTGCCAGATTATCTCTCGTAGATATGCTTCTGCCGCAGCTTTGCCTTCCTTGCTTAGCTTGTCATTTACTTCTTTATCTAGTTCTGCATCACCCGTCTTGATAACGGGAGCTTGTGTTTGTGCAGACGCAGTTGTTGGGGCTGTTGCTGCTGTTGGTGCAGGTGATGATGCGGGTGCAGTAGCTGGTTTAGCTGTTGGTTGTTCTGGTGCTGTAGCTGGCTTAGCTGTTGGTTGTTCAGGGGCTGCTGCTTGTGGCTGAGGTTGACCTGGCTGCTGTGCTGTTCCTGGTTTTGCCAGAGTTGGTTCTTTCTTGGTTGCCTTGTCTGCCATAGCAGGCAGTGCAAGCCCGTACTTGTCAAACACTGATTTTATCTGCTCATCGCTGAATCCAGCTTTCTTCTGGGCTAGATATAGATCCTCATCAGTGGCAGGTCCGGCTTCAAGCAAAACACGCAGTCCAAAGTTGGCTGCAATAGATTCTTCAAAATCTTCGATGTTGTTTGCCAAACCTGATGAACCTTGCACACCTGCTTTGTAACGACGCGGCGGCGTTTCTGCTGATGGTGGCAGCGAAACATCTGGAGAACCAGCATTTCCTGGCACAGCCTTGTTGTATTCATCACGAAATTTTGCAGCATTTTCAATGTCTTGATTAAAGCCTTTGGCAGCTTCTGGATTGTTCAGCTCCACAAAGGCTTTCTCTATGGCGGCACTGCCACCGCTCATGCTACCACCATGCGCCTGTGCTGCCTCCGCGCCAGCATACATGTCTAATTCACTACGGTCAACTTCGGCTCTGATACCATCTTCGCCTGCGTTTGCGATAACTGTATCAAGGGCTTTTTCGTAGCTGTTATGGTCAGTTATCTTACCATCCTTGGCCATCTGCTTGAGATCATTCAGCATGTCTTCTATGTCCTTGGGATGCTGAGGATCCGCCACCGGAGCATTAGTGCTGGTATTGGCCATCATCATGTGACCAAGTTGACCAACTGCGCTGGCTGCTAGGCCGCCTATGGCACCAGCAGCCAGGCCCATGGCAGCGCCCTTGGCGCCAGCTTTGGCAGCCGACTTCCAATCCTGTCCTGCCATCTTGGCACGAGCTATGCTGGCTAGACCGCCAGCTACTGCGCCTGCCGCCTGGGGACTTGCTGTGGTCATCAACACTGCTGCACCTGCTGCACCGGATATAGCTGTCAATGCTAGGCTTTGTAATGCTGGATTTTTTACAGCAGTCTGCGCCAGCTTCATTAACTCCTGCTTGGCAGCAGCATCTTTCACTGCTGACAATGCAGTTTTGATCTTGTCAGCAAATCCCTTGACAGGCGTGCTTTTATTGGCATCTGGTATCTTGTCATAGAACTGATGCTGCAGTTTCTCAGGCACGATGTCGCCCAAGCTGGTAGCCTTAGGCTGTTCAGCAGGCTTCATTGCATTGAAATCTGCCATTATCTTATCATAGGTAGTGGGATCAATTGCAGCTGCTTCTCGCAATCTGCTTTCATTGAGGCTCTGGCTTAACCATGCTCTGTATGGTTTGACAAAATTGTCTCGCATCTCAGTGAGCTGACGCAATGTCCTAGCATCAGTGTCATACGCTAGAGATTCAAATAATTCGTCTCTGAATTCATGTGCTTTCATGCTACACCTGCTAGCTGTCTCAGTGCCTGTTGCGCCATAGCAATGCGGTTGTTAGAACTCTGAAGGTTTGCAGCAGGAGCTGACGCTGTAGTACCTGCTGCGCTTGGCGTTGTACCACCTGATGTTGCTGCAGCACCTGTTGCTGTTCCATCTGGCACTGTACCACCTGATGTTGCTGCTCCGCCTGCTGCTATTTTACCTTGTTGAGGCTGCTGAGCTGTTTGATCTGCCTTGTCCCCAAGCTTTTCTATCTCCATCTTGCGAACAGCAGCCACGCCTATCAGTTTATCAATCAGCATGTCAGCAGTTGCACCGTCCTGGACACCCCAGATGCTCTGTATAGTAGAGTCATCATCTGCAAGTGTGGCAGCTGCAACATCAACTGGCTTAATACCAGTGCCCAGTTTGGTCTTCATGGATTTTAAGATTCGGTTTATCTCTGCATCAGGCAGCTTCATCTTGCGCATGTAGAGGTACAGTGCCTTGGTAGGCAATTGGTTCATGGTTGCCTTGGTTATTGGCTTGCCATCTGCATCTTGATATCTGCCAGCTAGCTTTGATATCTCAAGAATGAATCCATTGACATATCGCTGCATCTCTTTGGCACCGCCAGCTAGTTCAGTGTCTTTGGTTGGCATCAAACCGGTCAACCATTTCTGTAGAGGCTGCCAAAATTCTTCTAGATTGTCTTTTGAATATTCCTGTGCTCTCATGGCTGGTTCACCTTCAGCTCTTTTATCTTGCGTATGAACTTGCGTTGATCCTCGCTCATTATGCTGCGGTGTAATCTCTTGATGAGATCCTGCGCATCTTCTTCTGAATAATTCTCTCTGATCAGCTGCACAAGATTGATAGCACTGGCAATAACATGGCTTGCTCGGCTCTCAATCACCGTGTGTTTGCTCTTGGCAGGGACGAACTTATCCAATTCGTCTATGAAGCTGTTGATCTTGTCAGCCATGGTGATCCTCGTAATAGGTTGATTATTTAGTTACGGCCAGTTGCCCGATAAATACCTTTTATAAACCATCCGGAGCTGACCATGAACATCACACTGCAATCAGATGCCATGCGCGAATTGATGCGCCGCCTTGCTGAGGCAGATGCCGGTATATTGGGCAGCGATGATGCAGCCGCCCCTGCTGAGCCAGAAGCTCCAGCAGCAGAAGCTCCAGCAGAAGAACCTGCGTCACTAGAACCAGAAGCTGGTACAGAAGATCAGCCTCAGGATGATGCAGACATTGAAAAGGTCATGACCGAACCTCGTGATACCGCAGCTGAAAAATTCAGTTTGAGTTCTCTGGCCGGTGATCTAGGCTTGCAAAACGCACAATTATTCAAGACTGCTTTTAATCAGCTGCGCAGTGGGTCAGAGCCTACTGACCCTGATCAGCTCAAGGAGCTAGCAGCTGCATTTACTAAATTGATGAGCACTGATACCAGCAATGCGCAGAAGGTGGTCAATCGCCTGCGCCAGATCTACAAGAAGCCTATCACTAACGCCTAATCAAGCTTGTTAAGCTGCTGAGCTGACCCAAGCTCTTGCTGATATCCACTCCGGGTCTAGCTGCTGCCGGCGTGTCTGTCATGCCCTTGGGCGGGGGATTGAGATTCTTCCTGCGCAGATCATTGAACACATCTGCACCAGCACCGCCGCCCTGCAGCATGTTCTGCTGTTCTTCATCCAAATCAAATATCTTTAGCGTGTTCTGATCAAAGCCCAGATAGACCTTGCTACCAACGCCGCTGGAGCTGCGTGTCTTCAAGAACTGGATCTGATACTGCCCGCGCTCTTTCATTGCCGCACTGGCAAAGATCGATATCACATTATCTGCTGTTTGGATCTTGGATATGCCACCGCTGATCATGCTGTGATCATGTTCTTGTTCCTGTGTGGCACTTCTGTTCAACTGACTGGCTGTGACACATACCA